TACTTGACATAAGTAAGAATCACCTTTATGTTCCCAGCCATATAAGCCCATTTTAAAAGGAATACCCTTACAAATAAAAACATCATCTCCCGGCTCACTTCCCTCAATAGACTTTTCAGTCATAAACTCACAAACATTTCTTGCAATACCTAAATCATGAGCAATTTGATCTAACTTACTTGCTGACTCAGCATATGAGTTAACATAAAATGTCTCAAAAATTCCACGTTCTCCAACATTAGGTTTAACCCAGAACTTAGGATTATCCTTAGCAAGGGAACGCAAATTATCAATACCCTTAATTAACTTCCATTTAGGAACAGCTAAGCCCCGTCTAATTAATGTCTTCTTAAATAATTCACGATCAACTTCAAGTTCAGCAATATCCTTATCTTTCTTAACTCCACCTGTTCCAAATACTGCACGACCTTGTCTTCTTAATTCACGTTGCTCAGAAACATCACCAACATCAGGAAATACGAATGTATCAACTGAGTCAAGGTCATCCCAAAACTCCCAAATTCGTGTTAATCCAGGTAAGTCACGCCCAACATAACGCTTATTAGGACAGGGAAACGAGTCCATCCACGGTACATAATACTCAACAGTCCCAAAGCCTTCTTCATTTAATTCTGCACTTAAGGCCATAGCTACTGAAGTAAACATACCATAATCCCAGACCCTACATTTAAGTTTACTTAAATCCTTCATTTTTTAATCACCGGCTTAGAAATAGCTTTTTCATATGATTTAGACTTAGGTCTTAAAACAACACACTGATAACCAAAGTAAATTGCTCGTCCATGTCCACCTGAATCAGCATCAATTTTTGCATTACTTAAAAATTCTATATCCCAGTCCTTTTGTGCTTCCCTTATTTTAAGAGTTAAGCTTTGTGCTGCAATCTCAGGACCACCTTCCTCATTACTTGCAACATAAAAAATATGATAGCCTTCAACCAATGCTAATTCTCGATTATCCATCCTTTACCTCCTGATTTAAATTAAATTAAACATCGTAATAATTACGCTAATCTTGATCTTCAATTTCATTACCTTCACCTTGACTTACATACTTACCATGATCCCAAGTAGGCTGCTTAATTTTCCCACTTTCAATATCATCAATAAATTGTTTAGTTACAGGTGAAATCATATCTAAGTCATCAATTACATTTTTCTTAGCAAACCAAGCATAACGATTTAAGTCAGTCATTGTCATCTTCTTAATTAAGTGTTCTTGGTCAGTTGCGGTCAACCTGTGAAATGACCTTATGTCACCAGGTAAATCAATTGTCCTTAAGAATGAAGTAACTCCTTCATCACTAATTTTTCCTGTCTCCTTAAGTTTATCTAATTCAGTTTCCGCCTCATCATCCTTTCCTTGTTGGTATAAACTTATTATTTTAGATTTAGCATCACTAACCTTATTTCCTTCAAGTGGTTTAACACCGGCAAACCGTTTGCTCATTAAATTACTTATTTCATTCTGCATAGCTGTATTTGTAATATATGCAGGAGCTAAGTTAAAACCAAGTGCAGTTGCAATGAATGATTTTTGACTTGACATTCCTGCTTGCTTCTCACGTTTATATGAGTCAAATGAAATTGGACTTAATGCAGTTTTACTAAGATATTTCATTACATCCCATACTTGTTTAATTGTTGGATCATCTGCATCTTTTATTTCCCTATGCTGAAAATCTTCATTCTTCCATACTGATAAAAGGGGAGAAATCATTGGATTCATTTTACCTGAAACAACTGAAGACATACCTCCAAGTAATCCATCTTTACTAACATTATAATAAACCGAAAATAAATCCCTTGTTGAGAATGGTGTGTTAAATCTTATTGGACTTCCATCAGCTTTTTTATCCCCTGTTCTTGGATAAAAATAATCAAGTCCTTTAGGAAATTCCTGTGTCATTCCATATGTTATTAAACCGCCTATAATTGCTGAATTAAATGTATAAACTCCAGTGTATAACATTTTGCGGGTAATATCATCTCGTGTAACTTTTTCAAGTTTAGATAGCTTATTTATTAAAGACAATGTATCCTTAATTCCCCCACCAAGTTCACGAACATTTCCAAGGTTCCAACCCATTGATAAGGAAGATAAAATACCAGCTTCCTTAATTGATTTGCTCATGAATACACCTTTGTAAAATACTTCACCAAAACGGTTTTGAGCTGAATCTCCAATTGCTCTTAACTCAATCCCTCGTTCATCTGCATTTTCATCCTTAAGTAATTCAGGTCTTCGTTCTAACAATAACTTAACTTCATGTAAATAAGATCCTGTCTTAATTGCAGGGATATACATTTCAAATAAGGGTTTTTGCATGTAATCAAGCCCTGTAGGAATAACCTTTGTAGCCATTTTAACATACTTATCTTCTCTCCAAGCTTTTTTCCAAGCATCACTTGCCTTTGACTTCCATTCTTCAGACATTTTAGGAACAACACCACCTTCTTTTAAATACTGAATTGCCATTGCATCATCTGCTGATAAATTTGGAGTTGGTTTATCCCAAGCTTGCATTATTCTCCAACCCTCACCAAGTTCTTCCTTCTGATGCATCTGTAAAAAAGCCTTCCCAATATCCTTAAACATCTCACCAATTGTCCCACCACCTTTAATTCCATGTTCTAATGCCTGAGCAATTCTCGCTGAAGGGGAGATGGTAAGAACGTGAACCGCATGAAATAAATTTAAACTAAGTTTAACTGGAACAATTAAATTCTTAGCTTCAGAAACCTTTCTAAACATATTTCCCTTAAGTGAAGGATCACTCCATAATGATGGCTGAAGAATTGCATTATTTATTACTGGATAAATATCATTAGGTACTCCATATAAATTTCCATCAGGAGCATATAATTTAGTATATCCCTTTCTTGCCATATCAGCTTCCCATTTAGCAGCTAAATTACGCCCAATTAAATCATTGACAAAATTCATCTTAGTAATTGCAGCTTCAGCACTAAATTGTCGCATCAATTTAAGTTCTTCAGGATTGGTTGTCTTAAGCTCATATCCTGCCTTAATTGCATCTTTAAGCAAATCAATTTCTCTTTCCTTAGTAAATCTATCCTTACCCAAACTTGCAATTCTTGATTGAATAAATTCATCAACACCTTTAGGATCTTTAAAAATATGTGGGAAATAATCAGTACGATAACTATAATTTATTCCAGCTTTAGTTTCTCGTTTATAAATATCATCAAGACTTTCCCTATATTCTTTAGCTAATCCCTTAAGGTTAGCAGGAAGTTTCTCAGGTTCCTCAATTCCAAACATAAATTCTAAGTGTTTCTCCTTACCTTGCCTATCCCATTCATTTTTCCTTTCCTCAGATGCTTTCATAAGTTGGGCCTTAATATGTTCATCTCCAGTAATAGCCTTAATTAACATTGCACCAACTTTTCTTGCGTTTGCTGAAATTGATTCAGGTGAAAATAATCGTTTACTTAAATCACTTATCTCAGTTCCTGTTTTAGTTTTAAAGAACTTACCCATTGAATCACGAAATGAATTTAAGCCAATTGAGTAAACTGGTTCACCTTCATTTTCCTTCAATGTTTCAGGTTTAACTTCCTTTTCCTTACCACTCCAATCCTTCTCCCTATGTTCCTTAAGTTTATCAGCAACATTCTCCCCAACCTTAACTTCAAAATTACCACCATTTTCCGGGTCAGTAATTGTATACATATCTAAGTCAGGCCATTTCTCTGCTTTAAGATTTAAGTCCTTAGCCTGATCAGTTATTGATTTTTCAGTTTCCTTTTTCCCTTCCCCGCTTGGTTCATTGCTATCGCCACTGCTTGCTTCTGATTCCTTCCCGACCTCACCAACTCCGCTATGTTCTCCGAGATCACCCGTTTTGACTTCCCCTTCTTCAGTGGCATTTTTACCTTCCTCAGGTTTTTTAACCTCGTCCTTATTTAATTTATCAAGAGCATCATTATAATCTTCAGAATGAAGTTCATAATCCTCACCAAGTTTCTTAACTAATTCTTCATGAACTTCAGGTTGTTGAGTTTTAATTAAATCCTTAGCTTCATCCCTATTAAGAACATTTCCATCTTCACCAACAAATTTCTTATCATTTTCAGCAATATCCTTAGTATCAAGCTTATGTTCCTTAATAATATCAGGATGAGACTCACCTTCCTTTCCTGGAATTATTCCATTGTCAGTTTCAATAACCGGTTTAATAATCGGTTTAGTCTTATCAATTTCTTTAGCGATATCCTTAACAACTCCTGATTCACGATTCTCAAAATCTTCAATCATTAAATCATACTTATCCATTTTACTTCTTCTTGCTTCTTCCTTAAGATTAAGTCCACTTTCATTTATTTTTGACTTCGGAAGTTTCTTACCATAGAAATCATCAGCTCGTTTTTTAACAATTTCATCAGGTGCAGTACCTGTTTCCTTAGCTTCTTTAGCAACATCATTTATAAATTTAACCTTATTTTCACCACCTGAAATTTTACGGACAACATCTCCAAATATACCTCTTCCAACATCTGTCATTCCACCAGCAATCATACCCTCAACAACAAACTCACCAAGATCAATTGCATCTTTAGAAAGTCCTTCAGATTTAAGTAAATCAGAAATTCCCTTACCCTCTTGAAATTTATATGGTTCTTTTTGAATTTTAGATACAATTAAATTCTTAAGTTCATCAAGACCAAAAAATGTTCCAAGTACAGTAGCAGTACTAACTGGATTAGTTGCTAAACCTGCAGTAATACCAAGTTTCATTGCCGTTCCTGCTGCTTGTTTTAAAGTAGGTTTTCCACGCTCAATAACACCTTCTTGAATATCTTCAAAATTATGTAATACCTTAGTTGGAGATATTCTAGTTTGTTCAGACATACCAACAGTCATTGCTGCTTTTTCAGGAGTAACATTTGGTGTGATTACTTTACTTTTTATATCTTGCCAAAGCGACTGCTTAGGTGTTGTAATTAAAGATTCACCTGGAGGCATTAATTGTTTTGCTTTAGTTAAAATACCAGCATTTTTATCAATTTGCCTTGGTTGATTTGAAGGTAAAGCCTGAGCCTGAGTTTGCTTTTCCGGTTGTAGGAGGGGTGTTTGAGGGGCAGCAGGTTGCGGAACCGTATCCTTGTTATTTGTATTCTCAGACTCAGGTGAACTAAACAATCCTTTAAATTTTTCCCATGTAGACTTAGATTTCTCTTCAGGCTGATCTATCTTAATTTTATATGAAGTATCAGCAACAATAGGTTTAAAATCTGATGATTTATCTTCAGGTTGATCTATAGTAATATTATAAGCCATTTAGTTTTTAGCTCTCCATTGCCATTTTCCATCTGCATTTTTATATGTCTCAAACTTAGTACCATCATCTCCTACTCCTGTCATACCTTCTTTAGGAGGATTTTTTTTATCCTTATTAAGTATATTAAGTGCACTTTGTATATCACTTTTAATTTTATCATCTTCCTTTTCAACTATTGTCCTTGCTTCAGATGCACTCTTTCCTTTTTTAATTAAATCAGTTATTTTTTCTATTTTATTATTAATATCTTCAGAATTAGATTTCTTAATTGTTCCTCCAGATTTACTCATATCCTTTCTTATACTTTCTACCTTATCCAATTCAGACTTAATATCTTTTTCCTTCTTAGTATCTTCTCTATCCTTTTTATTTCCTGCAACTTCACTTCTTCTAAGTCTTACTTCCTCATCCCTTCGATCAGACTCCCTTGCTTTTTCTTTTCTATCCTCATCAGCCTTTTTTACCTTATCTTCTTCAGTTTCTTTTCCAATATCTAATTTTCGCTCACCTTGAGCTAACTTTCTTTCTCCTTGATTAAGTTTCATTGCTTCAAGTGGAGTTATTGTTCCTTTAGGTTCAATAATTGCTGACCAATCTTTCCAATCAATACCTTCAGGTTTTCGTGCTTGTAACCAATCAGTACGATCTTGAGGACTTAAACCTTTAGGAATACTTTTTAAAACTCCAACTATTTCCTTATCAACTATACTTTTCTGAATACGATTTGTATAATCAGCAGCAAACTTATAAGGATCAGACAATATCATTATTTTTTGAAGCGCAGCTAATGTTTTAGATGCTTGACTAACCTGAGCGTGCATTAACGCACCAGGAACTTGGGCAACAGGAGCATTAGGGTTAGCATCCCTTCCTAAGCTCAGTGGAGCATTATATGTTATCTCCTTTTGTCCCTTAGCTGAATACTTCTTAGTATCCTCATTCCACATTGGATCTGAATGAAGTGCTTGAGCATATTGATCAGCATCTTGTTCATTATTAAATTTACCTAAATACTTACCTGATTTACGATACTCCTTAATTGCCTCTTCATCACTAAGCAACTTTCCAGTATTACTAATCTTAGGAACTAAAACTTCCTTACCATCTTCCTCAAATGACATTGATAAAACTGTTGAAATTGAACCATCAGCATTTCTACGAACAGGACGATTACTTAAATCAATATTACCAATTTCATTTCCATCCTTAGAAGTAATTTCATCATTAACGGTAAACTTGGGTTTATCATCTCCAATATGTTTAAATACCTGTCCATCCTTAACTGGAGTTGTAACACCAAGAATAAATGAAATTTTAGGATTACTTGGATCATCATTATTAAATAAAACTGATGTAACTTTCTTCTTAACTCCATCCTTTTCAGTTGTTAATCCAGTTTTATCTGACCCCTTATCAATTTGTTTTCCGTAAAATATATTAATATTCTTAATAAGATCCGGTGTATCATCCTCACTAAGAATATGACGACCTTGAGGTAATTTACCTGCATTACTTTGCATAAAATTATTAAGATAATTAGCAGCTTCAGACTGCTCAGTAATTTTATTTGGGTCATCTGTAACAAACGGAGAATGAACTGAGGCAGTTATAATTGCTTCCTTATGTTCTTCAGATGGTTCCCAATCCTTACCTTGTTTAGATGCTTCTTCACTTTCCCTAATTGCTTCAGTATACGGAACTATTTTTTGCATATCATATGCTGGCATATCTCCAAGTTGACCTTGTAGATTATCAAGTTGATCCATCATTTGTTTTTGATTATTCATTTTCATAGTCTCAGCTTGAATTTGTAAATCAGTTAACTGACGCTTTTGTTTGTTATCACTTATGCTATCAAGTGCACTTGAAAATGTTGCAAATGATTTAACTGCTGAACCTATTGGATCAGATAAATTACTACTTAACAATCTTGCCATAACATCTCCTTAAAAAAGGTCACTGAATAAATATCCAAGTCCAGCTCCTACAACCATACCAATTGGCCCTGCCCACGAACCTAATTCTGTTCCTAAAGCTGTACCACTCAACAAAGCTGAACTGGCCATATATCCAACTGTTGCCCCAACCATTGTACCTTCAGTCTTTTGCTGAACATCTTGTACCTTTTTATTTGCTTTAAGTTCTGAATTAGCCTGATCAATTTGTTGTTGTTCAGCAGATTCTCTTACGAATCCAGATAATGCTTGATTTTTATAATTAATTCCTGTGCTTATTACACCAGCCATAATTTACTCCTTATCCTGCTGTAGACGTACCCTTCTGAATATTATAATTAGGAAGTGAACCAAGTAAAATTTGTTCATCCTGAATCCTTACATTCTCACGTGCTTGATTACTTGCTGATGCAACATTTTCAGCAGTATTTAAATTAACCATTCTGTTCATTGTATTTTGCTGACCTACGTTAGGAGTAAGTCCTTGAGACTTATTAGTTCTACTTAAAACACCTGACATAGTATCTGAAGTTTGTTGTGCTGCTGTACTTGCTTTACTCACAGCAGTAGTTAATACTGAAGGATTATTAAATGATATTTCATTAAGCATTGATAATTCAATAGGCTTAAATGTAGATGCCCATTCATTATACTCAGCATTAAGTAAGTCAGCTGCTATTTGAGATGGAGATTCTGCTGGTGTAGGTTCAGCTGAAGAATATGCTGAAGGACCTAAACCATTTCCAGAATTTACTACACCTGGAGAATCAACATCACCTGGATCTGCACCTGTATCAAATGTACCATACGGCATCTTAATTACCTCACTAAGATCATCGTAATTATTACGATATTTAAATTAACCATCATAACTCATTACAGGATCAGTTAAAAAATTACCTATAGTATTGGTAGTATTAGGATTAATTTGTCTTGTCTTTGGTGTTTGTGAATTACCAGCTTTCATTAACCCCGCTGCAGTTGCTCCTGCCATTGATCCATAAGCATTTTCAATTGCCGCATCAGTCTGTTGTTGAAGATCAATGTTTGAAATCTCAGCCGAAATTGATTGTCCTGCTAATTCAGTAATTCCTGCTCCAGCTGTTGTTTCTTGTCCTTGTCCAATATCAATAACATTTTTAAGTTCATTAAGTTTACGAGAACGCGCAGCACCCTGACCCTGCATTTGTGCCCCAGTCTCAGTTGTTGCTAACGTATTAAGCCTTTTTTCATTAACAACCGGATTAGAACTTGCATCCCCAGGTTTAATATTCTTAACTGCCTCAGCATTAATTTGACCCGCAATTTTCCTTCCTTCTTCATCTTGAGTTTCTGGATCAGCAGTTTTAGCAACATACTTATCTACAACTGGTTTATAAGATGATTGATAATAATTCCATAACTGAGAATTTATATTTTCTTGTGCTACCATATCAGCTGTAGGTGTTACAACAGCTTGTTCTGAACTACTTCCACTATCTCCACCACCCATTTAACTCACCTCACTTGCTTATAATATCTAAATAAACCTTTATGATTAGTATTATCAAGTTGAAAGCCCATAACTGAAAACCAATTAAAATACTTACCATAATTAAATGGAGAATATGCTTCGATGATCCCTCCAGATCGTTTAACTAAATCAGTTCCAAACTGAATTAAAAACCGTGTAAGTACTAAACCTATTTTCTCCCAAGCTCCCATAACGGTAATTAAGTTTACACACCATTTATTAAGTCCCTTAGATTCAAGAATAATCATAGCTTCAGGTTTCATTTCATTACCATAAAAAATTCCAGTAAATTCCTTATTAATATACTTAATAAATTCATCCCTTGTTTCATCAATTGTTTTATTAAGCATACTTAATTCAAACATACTACTCAATGAAATATTGCTTAATATAAAATTAATATCCTCAACATTAAGCTTTCCAATTTTCATTCATCCCTCAGTGAATTATAAGCTTTTCATGACCAATACGTACTTCAGGATCAATCCAAATCTTAAATCCTTTTTTCATGGCCTTCTGGCAAAAGCCATCATCATCAGTTACAACTTCACACATCTTAAAATTTTGTATCTGATAAATTTGTTTCCATGACTCAAACCAAGGAAATCCAATAGCTTCAAATACTCCCTTTTTAATAACAGTTAAACCAAACCCAGTATAATGAGCCGGGATTAAACCCATTTCATTACGCTTAATAAATGGCATAAGACCAAGTAAATAAGGACGCCTTGTCCAAGGTTTATTAACATCACCAAATAAACCACAAGCTACCTTATTATAAGGACCAAGTAATCCAGTTTCCCTTGGTGCCATTGAATACCAACCTGCAACAATATCAACATCATGTGAACTTAGTTTAAGAACATCACTTGCTTTTATAAGATTATCAGAATCAACCCAGACAATCTTATCATAATCCGCACAATAATCTTCAAATGGAACTTGATCAAGCTCAAATGATTTATTAGCTAAACAAATATTCCTGACATGATAAATATTATTAGCAAACCCACTTCGTATTAAAACATTTTTACCTATTTTCATAAGCTCAACAATACAACCGAGTAACGTACCTGATTGAAGTCCACTTGAAGGATTACCAGGAACACAAAACACAAAATCAACTTTTGCATCTACTCGAGGAGGCTTAGAAATAAACATCCCATATTCCTTAAAAAAGTGCAGTGAATCAACCTTTCCATTAAAATGTATGAAGTTTGGAAGTTGATCAGTTACTGTATCAAGTGGTCTTTGATTAAAATTAACCAACTCACCTTCATCTTCCATCATACAATAAAACATTTGCGTGTTATAATCAAGCTCAAATGTTGAATTAATACCTTGAGCTAACATTTCATTAAGCACTTCTTGATCTAAACCAATCTTAGCTAAGTGCATATTTTGTTTACATTCTTCAATAAACTCAAGTAAATTATCCCGTGTTCCTGCAAGTCCCCCAAAATTGGCAAACTTCCAAGGTGTACCTCCATCGGGTATTTCATCTTGAATTGAGCAATTAGGATAACACATTTTCTCAGCTGCAATTAAAACATGCTCCTTAGGAATGTTATTAATAATTTCTTCCTTAGTACCAAAAAATAAAGTATCCCATCCATCAACAATTACAATATTCTTATAATCATTAAGTGAAGTAACAACATCATGTAATACATTAAGACGATTTGACACCTCACAAAAGGTAAACATATCTCCATTATCAAGTCCATCTCGGGAATCAATATAAAAATCTATTCCAGCATTATTCAATTGTTGTTCAAGCAAACCTAACATTCCCTTTTTCTCCGTCACTGATGTTACTACAGCTAAATCCTTCATCCTTTTTCTCCTTTATATTCCTTTATTGAAGTACCGCTAATTTAACTTTAAGTCCTTTAATAATAACCTCAACAAACTTAGTTGTATCTAAAGCTTGTCCAGTTACTCCACCATTTATATCTCTTAATTCCCAGTTTTCAATAACCTTCAATTCCTTAGAATCAATAATTGTCAGTGTTGATTGAGTTTGTGGCTGAGTAACTATAACCTTACCAACTGAAGGGGTTGTCTCAAAATAATCCCTTAAGCTATCAATAGCCCTCTTAACATCTGCAAATGTTTTTATTGCTGTAATAACAGGAAATTTTTTCATACTGGTATTTCACCTAATGTACTTGCCAAAAATATTCCAGATACTTGAGAAGTTCCTTGAATCCTTACTTCAAATGCTGTTGTTAATCCAGTTATGCCAAACCGAGCAGGACTTCTTTCTGTAACAATTATACTTAATGTCATAGGAATATCCCTTAATATAATATCAACGTAAACTGGGTAATCACGTCCAACAACCTTAATCCAACTTAAGTTTGTAGGTAAGCATAAAAATCTTTTACTAAGCCAATTTAATTCTCTTAACTCAATAGTATCACTTAATGAAACAATTACCCCGTCAATTATTAAGTACAAACGCCCATCAACTGGATCATGATAACCTGCAGTTGCGTAGAAATCAAGATCAACCCAATCACCAGTAACCAAATCAAAAATAAATCCTGCCTTAGCACTTCCATTAGTATAAAAACCAACATACTTACCTTGCCAATAAAATGCACTTATTGTAGCTGGATTATATAAATCATTCCATTCTTCTCTTGTAAATATATTAGCAGTAACTAACTTAGCTCCATCTTGTCCGATAGTCATTAAGCCTTCAGGTGATGCATAAGCAATAACACCAGCAGTAGGCACAGGACAAATACTCCGTTTAGCTATACAAGACAAACCACCTACAATTTTCTCCATTGTTGTATTACTTGGATCATTACAAATAACTCCATAAGGATTTCCCTTAGTCATTATAACTATAGTTGTTCCAATATTTCCTAAACCTACAATATCTCGATCAGTTGCCTTTTGATATGCTACTGGCCAAGCATGTGGATAATTTGGAACACTTAAACATAATTGATTATCTACGAAACCTGCAACAACTCCATTAGGTAATGCAATTAAGCCTGATATACCAACAGGAGGACCATCCCATTCTGCTGAAGGTAAAATCTCAGCAAGTTGAGCATCAGTTAAGGAATCAACATAAGATGTTGTAGCTGCTGCAATTTGGTCAACAAACTGAAACTGTGCACTACTTAATGATTGATTAAGTCTATATATATTTATATTCTCAATTGCATATAATGCATCAACACCTGCATTTGATATTTCAGTTATTGTAGAAGTATCTGCATCATATACATCAACTAAGTTAGATACTGGAGAAGGTGGTCCTTCTTCTCCATACGAATTAACATAGGTATAAACGTATCCTCGTGTTTCAATTAAAGTTGGATCACCAATTGAGGCATATAATGATCCAGTTCCAGATTGTGTTACTGCTGATGGTGAAGATGTATAATTGCTTCCTTTATTAGTTAAATCAGTTGCTATTATTAAATGATTAAGAACGGTATAAGTTCCTGCAACATATACTCCTCCATCTCCACCACTGAATATAACAGCATATGTTCCATCAGCTTCAGAACACGTTGCATTTTCAATTTTCAGAACAACCACACATCCAGCTACGGTTGTTACATTAACTACTGGAGGAATAACTGGAGCTGGTGGGGATGGTAGTAAATAAGATGTAGGATAATCATTACCATACTTATGCATAGTAAATGTACAAGACCAATTTGCTACTAACGAATTTGTCATTGTAAGTATTGTTGCTGTTGAAGTAGCTACAAATTCAATAGTATTTGCCCCTGCTGCAAGTAAATTAGATGTTGTCGGATTAGTTAATGATAATGTTGGAGCTTGTCCTGATGTAAGTGTCAAGGTTGCAACAATTCTATATTTCTTCCCAACTATAGTTGGAACTGATGTAGAATGACCACTTTCAGACGTACCTGCTGTATTAATTGCCGCTGCTATATTTTCACTTAATACTGATGTAAATGTATTGTACCCAGGACTTCCATTAGTCCAAGTTGTAATTAATTGCAAACCAAGTCCTGTAAAAAGATATTTATCAGTTACTTTAAATACACCTGCTTCAGTATAAAAAACACGATTAAATACATCTCCAGGAAGAGGAGCCTTAATAGCATCAACATCTGAGTTCCAAGTAAAAAACCATCCAACATCTGAATCATCGTAATACTTAAATACGGACAATAAAGGTCCTATATTTTCAGGTGTATTAATTATATCATCCTTAAAATATGGAGCAATTCCACCAATATCAAAGCGGCAATTTAATGCTTGTTGTGCCTTATCTTGAGGAATCGCAAAGGGATCCTTAATCTTAGGGACCACACCTCCAAATTTTTCAAGTTTAATTAACAATTTACAACTCCATAATTATTGTTGCTGTTGTTCTTGAGCCTGAGACTGAGTAGCCTGAACACCCATCTGCCTATAAAATTGGCCTAAGCACATAGTTGCTTTATTAAGAGCATTAGGTATTGTTGTTTCTTCCCTCAAAATTAAGTATAAAATATAACTAATACAAGGTAATTTCAATGATTCTTCCAAAGGAAACGTATCATCCTCTGCAGTAAGTTGAGCAGGAAGTTCAGAAAAAATCATTTTAATTCCTTGATCAGTATCTATAGGCTGAGGAGGAAAAACATAAAATGCATAAGGATCAAGATCATCCTTAACAACATATTTAATTGTTTTATTAGCAGCAAATGTTTGCCATGATGGTATTAACTGATCAAGATTTTTTCTTTGTAAGATTGTAATTGCATTACCTGTAAGAACCCCACCAATCATATTGCAGACAATATCTAAGATACATATCTCAACAGGATCAATTGTCTGAAGAGAACCGGCAACCAAACTAAATACCTTCATAACTGGATAAATAGTTGGATTTACCTTAATCATTTCAACAATTGCTAAGTTAATATATGGAAGTAAGTAAGCAGGAGAATAAACCGTTCCAGTTACATCCTGAACTTGTTTCTGTACATCAAGTATAATTTCTTCAGTAACCGGTAATACCGTTATTGTTGTTGGTATTCCTGAAGCCGATCCACCATCTAAGACTGGCATAGCTTTTCACCTTACATAAAATTTGAATGATGTGTTCTTGTCTTACCTAAAATATTCATTCGTGAATTTATAACTGAATCAAATTCTCTCATTAAGAATATATTAAAATCAGGATCAGACTCAGGAATTGAAAGTCCCTTTTGTATTATCCTTACAATACCTTCTCTGAAAATTTCATCAAATAATCCATTGAATGGAATTTCTGATGTATTTGTTAATAAAGAAGGTAAACCAAAATATCTTCCTGAAATTATAAGAGGATAAATTGCATAAGGACGGATATATAATGTTGTTCCAATTATCTTATAATGATGAGGATTTCGCGAAGGTGCTTCCCACTCCCAACCATACATTCCGTACTGAGTCCACCATTCAATATCGTGTCCATCATCTGAGTTAAGATAATTAGGTTCTAATGTTCGCTTGCTTACATTAAGTCCAGTAGGCATTGCTAAAGGAGTAATATATAATGGAGTACCTACGGGAAGTGTAAGTCCTGGTGTAATTACAAGTGAAACTGGATTAAGAGCACCTACAAATTCAAGTAAATCAATTACACCAACAGTTAATGTAGATAATGATGTTCCAATTATTTCAGCATTACTTCCTGGAACAGGTACTGTTGATATGTTCCAAGCACTTATTGTATCTGATCCATGTGAATCAAGCATGTCAATAGTTAAGGCACCAGTAGGACCCCAATAATAAGCCACAATTCCCATTATCCAATCAGTATATAAATCCTGAGATTTGACCTTTTCAGCTAATGAAATAAATCCACTTGGTAGTGAAGCATAACAACCTTGAGATGGTATGTTAAGGGACAACGAACTTGATGCAACAATCAAATCAGATTTACGATCTACTAATTTTTTAGCAAGCATCGACTGAATAGAATTAGCTGCACCAAGAAGCGTTATCCCTGCCTCATTTTTTAAACGCCCAGCACGTTGCATTATATCATCAATAAGGTCAGTTACTAAATAACTCATTACTTACCCCTTTGGTATTTGCTGATATTCTTTTCTACCTGGAGTTTTTTCAATTGGATTTGGAAGATCCTTCTCCATAAATGAATCCTTATTTTCTTTCTGGTGTGATGCTTCCCAGTGCTTAGCTAAGTCAACAGGATTTCCATATACTTCTTTACACTCAGCACAATGATATGGTGTCTTATCAATTATTGGAGCAGGTACTTCCTTATTCTCAACAAATGATCTTAACCATACATCAGCATCATTAATATCAACAAAAGGCCAGACTTTTTGTACGTCATCAGACCAGATGCCATTTGCACCACAAAACTTAATACTTCCATCCTTTTCCCTATGTTTAATACAATATCCTTTATCATTGCCCATAACCTTAAGAACATCAACTGAATACCCAGTAAACATTTTCTGAGTACTCTCAATTTTATTTCTCCTTGCAAGCATATCATCCTGAGCTTGTTTAGGTCGATAAGGTCTAAAATTAGCTCTTCCTTTAATTGGAGGATTCTTAGTCATATTCCCAACTAAATAATCAACTATTTCTTGATTAGCAATATTACAAACTGAAGTTGTTTGTTCTCCTTCTAAAGCTCCAGGAATTGGCATAAATTCATAATTGTGTTCCTTAATTGATACAATTGTAAGTCCATCACGTAATGTCAAACACTCAATTAACATCTTAAACCTCCTATTTCATTTTCCTTTTTAAATTTACACAACGGTAAGATTATCGTAATAATTACGGTATTTAACTTACCGTTGTGTAAGTACACCATTTTATTCTTGATCCCTGTCAATTTCAATTGCAAGTGTTAGGCTACCTGCAAGTGCTACATTAGGCAGCGTTGTAACCTGAAATGCAATGATTCGGTCTTTAACCTTATCAACTCCAATTGCAGTCATTGGTTTCAGTGTCATAGTTGTTGCTGTAGTTACACCAAGTCCTACGCGACCACCTGCTTGACCAACAGTTAGTGTAGTCATCAAATTCTGACCACTAACCAATTGAGGATCAACACTTGTATCCGTTACTCCACCACTTGAATAAGCCGCAGGAATTGCAGCCGTTGCAGCAGCCTGACCAAAATACGTATTAAGAATACCAATACTAAAACATAATGCTGCAGCAGTTCCACCAGAGTCGAGTGAAGCTGTTTCAACAAAAGCATTTACCAAACGATGACCTGCCGGCAAAATATTAAATGCATAGATTTGAGTTGTAATCAAATCAGTCGTAAGCAAAGCAATCGTCCGATAACTCCACCTTGCCCCACCCAGTGCATTAAGACCAGGTTTTGTATATAAATCAGTAGAAACTTTAAGAGTATTTGTCATGTCATAACCTCCTTATTTACTTGACAAATTATGGTTGTTTGGCAGCAGTCAGAATTGCCATAACACCAAAGTCATTACCATTGAAATTTGTCTTGACAAATCCCCACTTCGTATCTGTGTAAATGTCAAGTTGATTTCCACCATCATAGGCTTCTTCAAACCAACCAAATGTAAGTGCTCCACCTGCCTGACCCTGAGCAATTGTACCTGCCTGAATTCCACAAAATAATGCCATAACTGCACTTACGTTTGTACCAGCACCATAATCAGTAAACTGAATACAATTCTGGTGAACCTGAAGGACAACCTTATTCCACATACCAAGGCCACCTTTCATAAACTCATTGTTCTTTCCTGTAGCCATTGCCATCGCCTTTTGTATGTCCGCCCAGTCCATAGACGTTGTATTCCTTCTCAGGTTAAATTCCTGCCAAGGATTCATTACACACAAAAATACTTCCTCACCATCTAAACTAATTGGTTGAATCTGAGGAACTTCAGAATACGCAGGACCTCCACCACCCATCATCTTAGCATAAGCAACAGCCTTGTCAATAGGCAACGTAGTCATTGTATCAGTATCCTGAAGAGTTAATTTAGAAGATGCAACACCACTGTAAACAATGTGGTTAGAATCCGGAGCAGAGATTGTGTTATTTGCACGTCCTGTCCAAGTTAATGGAAACACATAATCAGTATTTACTCCACGATACCCGCTTAAATACATAAATATAATCTGATCAAAAACACGGCCCCACAATGCAGTCGTTTGCATCCTTGCCACTTGCCTAAGATCATGGAGTGTCCGTTTTTGCGACATTCTACCACCAGTACTTACAACTTCTCTTTCCTGGTCAATATAAACAATCTGTGTATAGAAAAATAATTTTTCTCCCTTGCCACGAGCCTCATCATCACCTTCAATTGGCTGTGCGTTAAGCTGCATAGAAATATCGAATGATACCTGTTCTCCACGCTGACTTTCCAAATCTGGAACTGCATAAATCGGACGAGTTGCAGTTGGCCCACCTGCCATCCACTTGCTTGTCCACTGCCCTTTTCTTGCTGCATCAACAGCTAAGGTTGAACTAAATCGTTTAACAGCCTTAGCATCATTTAAACCAACCATCGTTTGCGCCACTGAGTGCCTCCATTTTAAGCTATCCTTGCATATTTTTTGTTTTATTTGGTGCTAAGTAAAAAACCTCGTGTTCTTTACTTTGTATATTGTTTTCCCCAATTTTATGTTGATTTAATAATTTTCATCTTACTGTGTCCTGTCATTGTTATCATAATGCTGATGATTTTTTGTGTGTCTAATGGGAACGGATTCCTTATTGGCCATAATAACTAAGATTGCTTTCCTTCCAACAACTTCAGTCAAACGTATCTTAACATTTGTCATTCCTGATTGAGGACTTAAATCAAAATCCAACTCATCCCCAATTGATATTTCCTTTTTTAAGGCCATCTTATTTGCCTCTTGATAATGAATTTACATAGGCATCAACAACGTTTTGAGGTTGTTTCTTAAGCCATGCTTCCCGTTTTGCATCAGGCATACGATCAACTGCAGCCCAACCATCTTCAACCGAGTTCTTACCTGCATCAGGAACATCACCTAATGTTTCATCAGGTAATTTAGCAACACCTTTTTCCTTAGCAATATCCGCATCAGATTTCTTCTTGGGTTCAATTTCTTCAATAACCTTAACCTCCTTTGGTTTCACTAAGCCAAGTGTTTCCTTGACAAGCTTATCAGCCTTGACAAGCACTTGCATACCACTTAACCCGGTATCATTAATTTGATTAATTGCTGATTGCAAAGCACTCATAAGCATCATGCTTTTTGTGGACTTAATAATTTTACCTTCAGCATTAATTTCACCAAGGTATTCTTTCCTTGCTTTCCAAAAAGTTCTTTGTTCACTATCCCAGATGAAATCATCCCTAAGTGCATCACGAATACGTTCACGTTCTGTTGCCTTGAAATCACTTAACTTTTCCTTAAGTTCATCACGCTTATCTTCATAATCATCCTTAGAAATTTCATCATTATCAAATTTATCCTTAAGTCCTTTAAGTGATTCATTGTGCTTACTCAACATATCACTTGGAATACTTACAACATATTTTTCCTGTACTTCCTTAGGTTGAGTTGCTAACCAAGTATTCATATCAGCAGAAGTAGCCGTTGTGCGAAAACCAAGTAAATCAGTATCACTTACTTCTTCTTCAGGTTTAATTTCCGGTTTGATTTCCTCAACCTTCTTAACTTCGGGTTCAGGAATAACCTCCGGTTTAATTTCATCAGGCTTAACTTCAGGAACAATACCTGCAATTTCCTTAAGCACATCTTCATCAACCGTTTCTTCCTCACCATCAGGATTTTTAATCATGTCCCTGATGCCTTCCTTATCCTCAGTTGATAAACGATCCCACTCACCTTGAGTATATCCTTCAGGTGGAGCGTCTATAACTTCAGCATCAGGAATCTTTATTTCCTCTTCTTCAATTTCCTTTGTTTCCTTTTTAGTTTCAATAGCCATTTTTCATTTCCTCCTTAAATGTCCTTTCCTTCACCAAGTGAAATCATTTTTTCAGCTTCTTCTTTCTTAAACTTAGACTCATCAAGCAATTCTTTAGCACGTTTCTTAACAGCTTTCATACGCTCAGGATCATTCTTAATTACACAAGCACGTGCAACAACCCTTAAATCATCTTCAGCTTCGTAAGATAATGATACTTCACAATCATTTCTCATCCTTAACCTTCCTTATGCTAATGCAATCTTAAGCAAACTACTTTTTTCCTGTTGAACACCTTCAAGAATAACATACAAAAAGTTTGAATAATAAAAAGCATCATACACGCCCATGTTAAGGGTTGCAATAAGTGCAACAGCTGAACCATCAGCATGTAAATTATATACACGCCCATCTGCTAAGACTGCAGTTAGTGCAGCAGTTAAACCAGTATAAACTAAGGCAACAATTCTTCCAGGTAACTTAACCTTGTTTGTCAATTCAGCCAATGTACCTGAAGTTGTCAAACTCTTAATTCTTCCATTATCATAGCCAATATACATTGTTGTCTGATATCCTGCAGCCCGTGCAACCTTATCAGTTGCAAATATTCCCGCTGTGGGTAATTTAGTAATATCGCCCAAACTCATTTTAAACCTCCTTATAATTACGTTAAGCTAATTCTAATTACATTACTTCTTTCTTGTTGCATTCCGTTAAGAATTGCATATGCATAAGTACCATAAACATAAACACCAACAACACTCATATTAAGATTTGCAATAAGTGTTATAACCGTTCCATCAGTATGAAGTGTATAAACACGTCCATCAGATAAAATTGCAATTAATACTGTAAAACTTACAGCACCTAAAGCAACAATCTTACCTGGAAGTTTTACCTTATTTGTAAGTTCAGTTTCTGCTGCAATTGTTGTCGAGTCAATATTAGTAATTTGTTTTATTACTCCAGTATCCTTACAAATAAATAATGTTGTTCCAGTAGTTGCACCAACTATACATGTTATATTATTATTTGCATTTATACCTTGTGTAGGTATTTTTGTTAAGGTTCCAATTGCCATTTTACATACCTCCTTGATTAGGTAAGTTACCTTGTTGAGGTTGTTGAGTTTGATCAATTTGTTGAGGTGAGGCTATTTGCCGCTGAGAACCTTGACCTTGATCATCTTGTGCATCCTCATTATCAGCACCAAGTTTTTTAGATTCCTTAATAATCTCATCAGCAGCTTCAGCAATTGCAGGATTCATTTGTATACCTGAAGCAACTTCCAATGCCTTAAGATATCCTTCAAGTTCCTTAACTGTTGAATCAACTTTATCCTTAATTGCTTTTGAACTTTCAGTTGATGCCTTACCTTCAGTAACTTTCAACTTAGCCTCAAGTAACTTCATATTAATCATCTGCATCATTTGTTCTTGCTGCTCTTTCTTCTGATCTGCTTGTTGTGCTTGTTTTTGTTCATCAGGATTCATCTCACTAAATGGTGCATGTTGTTTATTTATCTTACGGATACGTGCAACCAAATCAGATTTTAGTGGACCAAGATCATCCATGAACTCAACAACTAAGTCAAGCATGGCAATTGCAACTTGAGGAGCTGTTTTCGTAAGATACATTGTAATTTCAGTTAATGTTGATAACATTGAAGCCCTAACGGACTCACGATAATCACGCTTTCCAATAATAAAACGTGCCTTAGCTTTCGTAATTGGATTTAAAATTGTCCCATCATCTTGCGGCTTATTGATTGACTTAAACTCAGGTTTATTCTTATCCGTCCCGGTTATTATTTCTTCCTCAGCATCATGAAATTGTTCAATTAAGGCCAAACGAACTTCACCAATTAATTGTAAGCCAAAATAATAATTATCGAATAAAACACCTGAGGTTATTTGCGTCCCTTCCTTAAGTGAAGTTAACGCCGTACCTGAGATTTCTTTTTTAGATTCAGCAACTTGAGGATCAACATGGCCTGCAATTGAATGAATGAAACGCTCATCATCATGAGCCATGTTTAAGTGTGCCTGACTCAAATCTAAATTCTTAACGAACTCAAGTTTTTTCCCAACATTATATTCAATATATCCATCAGGACGACTTGCCTCATTCATTGTTTCTTGCTTATTATCCGTTGCACCCTTTTCAGCTATAATCTGATTTGAAGCCATAAGAAACAATGCTCTTGACCTTCGTTTATTAAGATCAATTTGTGGATCTCTCAAGTCCCGAATAACACCATAAGGCATATTATCCCGTTCTCTTACATAACACCATATTGGAATTAATGTAAATTCCCAGTGATTATACGGGCTTAATATATCCTTAAGATAAACATTACCACACCAATAAGCCATTCTTACAATCATTTTAAGTGATTCAGTTGTATTAAAATATCCATTATTAACTAAGTAATCCTGATCTGCATTACCTTTACGATAAACTGTCCCATCAAGGGAACCCCAAGGAATTGATTTATCAACTAATCTAAGTATTTTAACCTTAGCTGGCATACGATATTGGCACTCAACTATTCTAACACGTTCCCTTAATGTTTCACCACGAGGAGAAAACATTGAGTCTAATTGCCCCTCAACATCAAATTCAGAAGCCGGATCACTTAAAATAATATCATCAGGATTATAAGGATACAATGCATTAACATGGGCAGATAATGTTTTTAAATCTTCTGCCCTATCCTCAAACATTGTCTGAGCAATATCTAAATCAATCCATTTTTCTCTTATAACAAACCGAGACATTTTGCGCATTAATCCAACACTTAAATGATCAAACCAAACATTTCTCCATTTTTCATTTCTTATGTAAATTGGAGAATCTTCTTGGTTCCTTGCCCCAACATCAACCCAGCCTACACCTGCCTTAACTGCTGAAGCAAATGCATTAGAAATAACATACTCAGAATGATTTATATCTGAATCAAACTTAAATATTTCAGTCTTAAGTTTTGCATCCTGAGCTTCTTCATCTCCCTTATTCCTTGGTGTAATGTTAAAATCAACCCTTATCTTCTTCTCGGTTCCAAGTAACCAATTAATTGTATCCTTAATAACATTGAAGGTTAAGATAGGCTGTCTTCGTTCTTGTAATACATTAATATCTTCAATACTCATTTGTATTGAGTCATAAAAATCTTCATCAATTGCCATTTCCATACGATTGTTTGCTTGTTGTATTCTTGCTTGTTGCCGGAATGTTTGTAAGTTTGCAAGACGTTGCTGCCATTTTTCATGATCAAGAACTGCACCATGAGCCTTCATAATTGTTAATGAAGGAGTTTCATTCTTAGATTCACTTAGTGATCCAGAATGAACAGGAGCATTAAAATTTGAACTTCTATCCTTAACTCCAACAACTACTTTATTATCTAAAACACTCATTAATTCACCGTTGCATCAAAACGTTCTTCAATTAATTCACTCTCAGGAATAATCCAATCACCTGAATATATTTTAGTTGAACCATCATAAAGTGCCATTCCTCCGGCTAAATACTTATTATCAGGAATTGCCATTGGTGCATTTTTAAGATCATCCAAGGAATCTTCAATAAATAATAATAATTGACAAGCGGCCTGAGGTACTGGTTGAATATCAAACATCTGCATACATTTAGCTAAGTTATATCCTGTAACTAATAAAATGTTATTTGTCTTACATAATACCTCAGCAAACATTAAACATGCAAGATCTGCATTAGACTTAAATATCCTATCCCTTGTTAAGATACCAACTCCCTTACCAAGTTGCATACGATCATTAAGAAGTTCTTCCTTAAGCTCAGTAAAACGAATTGCATCCATTGTAATTAACTTAGGATCAGTATATTGAAGAAATGGATTAACATATTTATGCATTGCGCTTAATGCAATAATAAATGAAGTTCCTTGAAAACGGGAAGAATGTTCATTTATTATATACAATGCAGGTTCATAATCCTTATCACTTCCTGCAACATTAACATGACCAATAACTTTAGAAATTCCGTTTAAGTAAGTAAGCATAATGATGACCCCTTATTTTTTTCCTTTAATTGAATCCTGTTTTTCCTTTTCTTTTTTCTTTGCAATTTCTTTATTAATGCGCTGAACTTCAGGATCAGCCTTTCCTTCTTCTTCTAATTGTTTTAAATAACCTTCAAACCCTCCAAGTTGTCTTGGCATCATATCCTCTTTTTAATCTTAAATTAAAATAATTAAATATCGTAATCATTACGCTAATCTTACTCATGCTGAAATCCAAGACCCCTTTTCCTTTCCTCTCCAAGTTAAACCACCCTTATTCTTCTTCTCAGTTGGAATGTAAATACCAATACGTTGAGCAGCTAATATTGCATAATTAAGTGAATGACGATAATGATCTGCGCCTAATTTGCGGTAATGATATTCTTTTGAGCCCGTTTCCCGGTTCTCCTCAAGTACCTTAGCAATGTTACACATTTGTTTAACCCACTCATCAATTTCACCTGACCTACGTGGAATACTAAGTTTCCCCTTGGTCATACACATTGTATGAGTTAAGTCACATATCTCAGTTCGATTAATGCGCACGATACCATCAACAACATCCCAGGATGCAGGACCACGTTGATGTTCTTGATAAATGCATCCGTAAACATCAAATGATTCAGCTTCACGAAATGAACGAACTTCCTGTTGAACTGGCGCAAAGTCAATCACGCAACACTGAACATTATATTGTTTAGCCAAGTCATGTATGGGCGTGAAGTCAGTCATCTTCTTCGACCCCACCTCAACTACCTTAACAATGTTAAAGGACTTTTCAGTTGGCCTATCAACAATTGTTATATGAAGGTTATTACCAACATCTACACCCATAGCACATGGCCCTTCATGACTTAACGGGCTTGGTTCAGTTGAACATAATGGCCACAAGTCATGTTCTTGAAGGCGATTTTCAGCAGCAATATATGCCATACCTAATTTTGAATTATAAACTTCTTGAATGTTTCCGTTAGGAGGATTTAAAAATAACTGAAGCAATTTCCAAGGATCAATAAATTTTGAGTTTAACTGAGAAATCCACCAACCTGCATTGTTTTTACGTGAAGGATACTGAGCGCACCATTTACCATCATGAGGGAAAATTTCCTTCTTACATTTCCTACATAAGCGCATACCTGAACCATCTTCATGTTGTGTAATACACTCAGGAAATTCTACCTCAAGACAAGTCCATTCATTACAATGTTTACACTTAATCATCCACAATCTTTGGTCAGAATTTTGATATAATTTGTCAATACCGAAGTCGGGAATTGATGGAGTACTTAAGTAAACCCTTTCCTGAATACTTGAGTGAGAAACACGTTCCAAGGCTAAATCAATCATCTTAGGATCCATTAAGTCACACTCATCAAATACAAGTTTATCAACCGGAATTGATCTTAATTTTGAAGAGTCCTTTTTTGAACCTGCAATGTCTGAAGTTCCTCTTGCTCCTCTTAAATATAACAATGATTTATTTATTCGCTTAATTGTTGTTGAATCAGTTGTGTGAACAAATTGTCCAATTGCTTCAAAATTATCAGAAATTAAAGGCGCAAATCGTGCCTTGGAAAATTCAGATACATCATCAGCAGTTGGAAATAAATATAAAACACCTTGGATATATTTGTTATAAATTAAGCCATGAAGGGTTCTTAAAATCTCACATTCTGAGATACCAATTTGTGCCCCTTTCTTATTAATCCTCAATGTCTCAGGTGCATTAAGTATATCTACTTGATACTCATGATCCTTAATTGAAAATGGGCCTGAAGGAAGCATGATTCCATTATGCTCAGCCCAGTACCAAGGTGAGTATTTTTCGACATCCTTAAGGCTTAGGTTTCTTACCTCATCATTAATTTCAAAAGCAGCATTTGACTGAATCAATTAGCCTTCCGGTTTCATTTCAATATCATTTTCAATTATTTCCTTAATCTTTTCATTTGCTAAATCTTCAGAAGCTTTTCTCAAAATTGCTTCCTCATCCGGTGTATATTCAGTACGCACACCATGAAGTGTCGAATCAAATTTTTCAGGGGCATAATCTCCTCTTAACTTATGAGCATCCTGCCTTGCTTTTTGCCGTACATCCCAAGCAACAATATCACGATCACTAATTACTTCCCCTTGAAACGCAAAAAATTTCGTGTCCTTTGCTTCAAGTTCATCAAGGAGTTTCTTACCAAGCATCTCAGGAGTAATTCCAAGAGTATTCATTGCTTGTTGCATTGGAGTTAATAAATCCTTAATTGTTTCATCAAGACTCATATTACCATCATACTTAAGACTTTTTTTACCTAATTCATTTTGCTGAGACATTATCTAATCTCCAGTTATGATTTAATCCATAATAATATTTAACTAAGGCTGCCTTAAGTTGTGCTTCAAAAGCACACAACCTTCCATTAAGTGTAAAAATAAGATTATCAGCTTGAAGTTTAGGCAACCATAAATTAACAAAAGTTGAATGGTCAATTCTTAAAAAACGATAAATATTTGCTTGTGTTTGTATTAAGTTATTAGGAATTTCAGGTATTGGTTGGTTACGTAATTTAGCAATAAAAATGTCAAGAAGACTTTTAAATGAACAAGCAGTTCTCACGTTTCTTGATAGTTTTACAGGGCGTAAAACTTTATAAAAAACATATCCACCTTTAACCAATAAATAAATTAATTTCTGAGAAGTTTTTCTTATTATTCTAACTAATGCACTGTCATACCCAAGATACTTAGAAATTGCAGCCCAACCAATAAGCATTGGTTCAGCTGATTTAAGTCCAATAAATTGATCTTCTTTAATACTACTAAATTTAGGCAAGGTAATTTCTTGCTTAATCATGAATACCGTTCTTGAGTTTAAATTCGGGGTTAGTTCATTCATTTTAGTTCTACATTATAATGATATCATAATTAATCAAGGTTGTCAAGGATTATTTTAAGGTTGTTTTCATGAAATGTTTATAATAAAAAAGTTTAAATTACTTAAAAAATGAAATTTTTTAAATTCGAGAAGACCATGATTAATTAAGATAAAATTCCGAACGGGATTAAGTTAGTGAGGAAGGAAGTTGGTGAGGGAGGGAGGTGAGTAAGGGTTTCCCCATACCCGTATCGGACAGGTGGGGTTCAATTTCCCCTTACGGGGTACGGGTGGGGCTTAACTTTGTCGTACCCAAGTATCCTGAATGTCTAACTAAGTTATTGAACGTACAACGTATCATCATTCATTATCTCAGTACAACAACATACATATTAATTAAGTAAATTGTTTTACTGAGTAAAACCGGAGGTCAGACTTTTGGAGGAGAAATGTTATTCGATGTATAACTCAGTCATGTATGAACGTGGCATGTATGTTGCAAGTAATTTTACTGGCAAATAATCCATTGCATAATTTATGCCAAGCTTTTTACATGTATAACATTTGTACTGCAAAGTTTTGCTCGAAACATATTGACAATACTCCTGGCATGATTTATATTATATCATGGTTACATGGAATGATGATTTCATCAAATATAATTTAATCAGGAAGAAAACGCTTGACAATTTCATTGACGTGTATTATAATTATATCATGGAACGATGGAGTTAAATAAAAACCAAAGGAGAGTTAAAATGATAACATTAATAAAACGTCATAAAATACTTGATATGGTTGCAGTATCTTATCAGGAAAATGCCAGATGGAAAGAACAAGATGATAATCTGAGGAGAAAATACAAGAAAAAAATCGATGAAATTCCATATGAATTAGAAAAGTTATCCGCAGAACATTTATATGAAATTATCACGTGGATAATTAAATATCATGATGATAAGCAGGAATAAACAAAGGCAACAACGCCTTGCTCGTATGAGCTGGCTCAAAATTAATGAAGGAGTATCAAAATGGAATTAAATGAGAATGCAGTGAAATTAACTAAGGAAAGTGCAAAATACAATGTAGAAGAAAAATCGTTTTATGCTGGTGGTAACCTGATGAAGTACACATTCGATGGTGAAGCAGTAGACTTATTGAGTAATTCAGCAAAACGTTTACTCCTTATCGGAATTAGAAACACTGTAATTGACTCTTGCGCATCATTAACTAAGAAAGCAGGGTTTACAGATGAACAACGTCTTGTCCGTATGATGGAAACAATGGCTTCATTGAATGATGGTAAAATTATTGAACACAAGGCGGAGAAGGCTCCTTCAGTTAAATTGTCAACCTTTGCAGATGTTGTTGGCCTTGATGAAATTAGGTTACTTGTTAAAATGCATGTTCCCTTGAATGTTGCGCAAAAAGCACTTCTTGAGAATACACTTGACAATGCAAAAATGGAAGATGATGAGGATAAACAAATTTAACGGTTGATTAATGGGAACGGGGTAATTCGTTCATGGATTGCCCCGTTTTAGTGCATTTAATGGTCATGTGGTGATGTTTGTTTAGGGTAACATGGATAATTGCATTGATGAAATTTCAATCAACGTCAAAATGGTTGTAACATATAAACGCCTAAACGCCTAAACAATATTTTATTCTACGGCACGTTTAACACCATGCAATTTTGTGCATAACATAATTCCCTTAGAGTATAACATTATCCTAAGATTAGCGTAATTATTACGCTATTTAACTTGGTTGTTTAACTCCTTAAGGGTATTTATACGTTGTATTTAATTGTTATATCATTATATTACATTGTATTCATTTATATGTATATATTATAATATATATAAATATATATATAAAAGTATGACAAAAGACAAAGGGCGTTAAGCTTACATGATGTTCAGATGTTTAATGGAATAATGGAATGATGGGGCGGTTTTAAAATGGGTGTTTAGAAAAAAATATTGTTTATCGGTTTAATGGTTTATATGTTTATATGTCACATAACACCTGAAAATAACTCTTGACAACCTTGTTGTTGTGGTGTATAATTATGTATAATAAATAAATGGTAAATATAACATGAGAAATACTAAAAAGAAAAAAGAACATGATGAAGATGATTGTTGGAATTGGAAAGGAAATAAACTAAATCATGTTTCAAAAGGCTATTTAATAAATGATAAGGAAATAATATATATTTGTAATAATCCTGATTGTTGTAATCCTAATCATCTTAAAAAAGAGGAGGTGATTTTAAATGAAGAAGAAATTTAAACAACAACTTAAGCATTATCGTTCAGGTTACTTAATGGATACAACTGATCCTCTTGACTTCGGTACATGTTTTGCCGTTGCATTCTCAGCCTTGTCAGGAAGGAAGCTTGAAGAAGTTCTTGGAGTTAAATAAGGAGAAATTAGATATGGAATTTGAAACGGTAGATAAGTACTGGGATTGTGAGTGTAAGACTAACTACATTCATTCTAAAGAAGTAGGAAACTTCTGTCCTATTTGCCAAGTAGTTGAATGGGATATGCCAGATGCAAGAAGTAATGAGTTATACTTATATAATACTGAAAGAGACAAGGCAATCCATGTAGATCGAAACGAAAATGATGAAATGTTAAGCAAATAATAAGGAGGATTTAAAATGCAATATAAAGTAATGAGAGAAGGCTTAAAAGTTATTGTACAAGATGATAATGGTATAAGAACATATGAATTTAAGGATGTTCAAAATGCCATGTTATTCAAGAAAATGTTAAAACGAGATTAACTTAACAAAAAACCTTAAGGAGGTTTAAAATGACAGTAAAAATCCGCTTACGTTCAGGTTGTATTCTTATAATTAAAAAATGGGCAAAACAACGGCTTCAAAAACTCAATCGTTTACATAAGGTTGTCTGGGTTAAGGAGGTTTAAATGACATTAACTGAAGCAATTCAAACTGTTGAACTTAATTCGTTTTTAGACTTGGATGATAAGGTTATTAATCGTATTCAAGTTGAATGTTGGCATAAAACTCCCCTGAATGTTGCAATTTTAGATATATCAAAATGGGCTAAGGAACATAAGAATCCTGAGGTTAGGTTTTCGGTTGAGAAGATTAAACTTTTCCTTAAGGAAATTAGCTCAGGTCATTCATTAGTACCTTTAAAATTTAATTAAGGAGGTTTAATTTGAATAAATTAAATGAAGTTAAAAAACCAAGTGAAGAAGATATTCAAGATACATTAGATACAATTTTAAGTGATACAAGGTCATATGCAACTTCTCTCAATTATGCAATGGGATATGTACGATATGCTAAAGGAATGACAGGAAGGGAACTTGAGGTTCAATGTATTTACATTTTAAATAATATAAGTCATTGGAGGCATAAGGAAGCTAAAAATGTAAGGAATATATTGAAGCAATTTGCCGGTATCAAATTAATTTACTAAAATCTTAAGGAGACTAAATATGAAATGTTCTCAGTTAATTATAAAATTAAAAGAATTAAACGGAGAAGATGATTTAGACGTAAATCTTGAAAATGATAGAGGTGATGTTTTAAGTGACATTGCTGATGTTATTCCAACTGAAGATAAAGATGGAGATGACGTCATATTAATTTACTAAAATGTGAGAGGGGAGCCTAATGGCTCCTTAAACAACAGTCAGGTCTCAAGTCCTGACAATTTAAAAACCTTAAGGAGGTTTATTATGTGTATGACTTATCAAGAAGTTAAGGCAAGGGATAATGCTATTGTTGAAAGTATTGTTTTAAAAAATGAAGAGTTATTAAATTGTATGAAATGTAATTGGTCTGAATGGTGTGATAAGAACATGGCTAAATATTGCAAAGCTGAGAAGTTACAAGATTTAAGGTAATTAGGAGGATGTAATGCTAATAAAAATAGACACAAATAACATCATTACACATTTTAATAAATATAGGTTTTTCTATGGATACTTAACTGGATGTATTGCCATGTTCATTGTGGGATTATTAGCTGGAATTTACCGTTGAATTATTAAATAAAATTAGATATATAGGTGAAAGGAGGTTTTTAAATGACTGATCTTGAGTATCTTAATATTGAACATAATAGAGAAAGTAGATCGTCACGTATTATGCTTGGTAGATCCTTATTATTGATATTCATTAGTGTTATGCTAACTATTGTATTTCTTAGCATAGTTATCAAACCGGAATTAAAATCAGTGGATAATTGGAAAGGTTGTGTAATTGCGAAGCAGTGTGTCACGCAGGATGGTTGGAAGGTATTGATAATAGCCAAAGAAGGTAAGAAATGAAAATATCCACTTCTGCATGGTTTTTATTCACAATAGCTTGTATCTTTTTACTTGGTTTGTTTTTTGTTGCAGTAATTTCTCAATTTTGGAGATAAGAAAATGAATATTAAGAAGATAATAAAGTATGGGGTAGTTATATTCCTTTTACTTTTTGTGGCCTGTTCTTTCTTTCCGGTAGTTATATGGTGGGTATCATTTCTATGTAAAAAGTTAGGAGTATAAAGGCAAGGTGAGGAAAATGAATAATGATAAATTTATAGCAGCGTTGATGGGAAAGTGCTTACACACATTCGATACAGATTATGCCGAGGAAAAGTGCAAAAACTGTGGAGAAACGTATTATTATGCCGACAAATTCTCAACCTCCCTCGATGGCGAGATCACAAAAGAGGTAAGGGATCGGATGGCAAAGGAAATGCCGGAGTGGTGGGAGAAATATTTAATACATATTACATCTGAAACGGGTAAAAACGAATTATATAAAGGTAATAATTTTGCAACTCTAACATTAGATAAACAGCTTTCCATCATCAACCTTGTTCAGTATATCGTGGATAATTATAAGGAAATGTTTATGGAGGAGTGCCCAGAGTGCTTCGGGAAGGGTGGTTGGCACAGACCAGATGATTATGGCGATATGTGTTTTGAGTGTAATGGCACCGGCAAAATTCCCATTTCCCGTTTTGCAGCAGCGGTGAAGATGATTAAGGAGGAAAAATGATTAAATCAATTACTTACAATGAAGATGTTTCGCACCTTCATATTTATACTAATAAGATACATTACTTATATTATGATGTTCCTTATTCAATGTATCAAAAAGTTATGAAATTAAAAAAGTATAGTATGCTTACACAAAATCTTATAGAAGGTAAGATATGGAATATCATTAAGGAATATAGGTTTGATAAAACAATGCTTAAATTAAAACCTAAGGAGGATTGAAATGCTGACACTTGAAAAACTAAAAGAAATGGGACCCCATGAATACTTTGCTACTGGAGTTACAATAGATAGTCCAAATGGTGTAAACATGACTAACTCAGGTATACCTTTAAGGTGGGTGGCAGTAAGAGGAGAAATACCGGATTGGGCAATTTATATTGCTTGGGCATATAAGGATGAAGTTTATATAGCGAAACAAGGGGATAAAGTACATTCTCCATTTTATATAAGAAGACTTGTCCCTTGCGATGATGAAGCATTTAAGATGTATAGATCTTAAAGGAGATTTAAAATGTATGATGATATAATTGCTGGTTTAATTTTTTTCGGCCTTTGTTGTCTTTTCGTTTTCTTCGTAGATTCAGATTATATATTTAAGTCATTTTTACATTATCTCAAAAGGAAGTTAAATGAGATTGAGGATTAATTTGTTAAGATTATCGTAATAGTTACGATGATTAATTTTACGTTTTAACGAAAATTTTCCGTTGACATGACCAACCATACCGGGGTTTATGTAAAAACGTTACCACGTGCAACATGGGGCACGGTATAGGGTATATAAAACCGGGTGATCGTAAAATGATTGAAAAACGTAATAAATTTAATAAAACTGAGGAGGTTCAAAATGACTCAAAAACAAACTGAAACTGCAATAAGAAAACATATGAAGGAGTTTGGTGAGTGGTTAATTTCTAAGAATCGTGCATATGGAAATTCAGTAGTTGAAAACATTAATGTTTTTGGAAAAGGAACAGCTTTAGATATTATTAAGATAAGAATGGATGATAAGTTAAAAAAGATGATTAAGGGTAAGGATTTAAGTGAAGAAAAGGATGATGCAGGTAAGGATTTTTGTGGTTACTGGCACTTATTGAAAATACTCGAAAAAATAGGAGAATGAAAATGAGTGATAAAAATTATGATATTGTTTATGCAGATAAAGAAGAGTATGAAGAAATGCATTACTTAAATGTGAGGGATAAAATATTACATAGTATTGTACTTTACAATAAAGAAGAAGTTGGACCTGATTATGAAAGTGAAGGATATGTAAAAATTAAGATTGAAAGAATATATGAATAAACCAAGGAGGTAAAGAAAATGACAAGGAAAGATTATACACAACTTGCTTTTGCAATTAATATGTTTTTAAAATATGCTGTAATAAATAATTATGCAGAAGAATATTTAATGGATACTTTTTGTGCTATCTTTAAGAAAAATAATAAATTATTTGATGAAAGTAAGTTTAGAAAAGCTTGCGGGATAAAGGAGGATTAAATAAGTTGGTTAGAAGATGAGATGTATACTAATCCAGAGGCTTTTTATGTAAATTCTTATGTTTGTACAGATTGTATACATTTAAAAGATATTGATTTGTGGTGTAACTGGCATAAAAGATTTGTATCAAGAAATGATGAAGCTTGTGATGAACTTGAAGAAAAGGAGATTTAAAATGAGCAATCCTTGTGCTACACCTAATTGTAAAAGTAAGGAACATTTTAAGGGTTTATGTGATAAGTGTTATCATACAATGACCGGACATAGTTATCAATCGGTAAGACAAAATAAGAAAAGGAATAAGGATACTAAACTTCATACTAAGAAACGTGTTATTAATTTAGGAGCTTAAAATGACAACTCCATCTTGCAGTTTGTGTTCAAACAAGAATGAATGTAGGTTATATAATGATTTTACTTGTAATTTTGGTTTAAGTAATGTCATGGATACTTTTGTGAAAAATGAATATCCTGAATTTAAGGAATCAAGTGATTATGTTGGAACCGGGATAAGATTTTGGGTAGGTATAACATACTGTCCAAAATATAAAGAAGTTGTTACAAGTGCAATGAAGAGACAAAAAGTTAAACAAGAAGAAGTTAGTTTAAGTGAAGATGAAATAAGAATAATGAAGAAATTAGGACTTGAAATTTAAGGAGGATTAAAATGGATACATTGGTTATTAAGATACATGATGCAATTGAACATCATATAAGAGATATTATAAAAGAAGAAACTGAAAAGGCAGTTATACAAATTACTAAAAATATAAACGAACAAGTTGACGCAATTGTTTTGCATGTTCTTAGTAATTATGAAATAATAAGTAACTCAAATAAATTAATAGTTGAAGTTAAGAAGTCAAAGGAGATTTAAAAATGGCAATTCTTAATTATTTTAATGTATACAATTTGTACAAACATGCGGAAATTGAATTTAAAGTTAATTGTTCAAGTTGTAATAGTGAACTTACTGTAAAAAAGGTTAAATATGATAGATGGAATATACCAGTTATAAAAGTAGAACCCTGTGAAAAGTGTATACAAGAAGCATTAAGCGATGCTGTATAAAAGGAGAAAACATGCTTGACCTGAGAAGTTATTTTGATAAAAGCTTAGATTTAAACGAAGGGGATAAATTATTTATTCCTTGTTTAAACACAACACATCAAGCTTCAATTCGGACACAAATGAGCCGAATGAGAAAGGATTATGCTAAGAAACAAGATTATAAGGTAATGGAATTAATTGGTATTTCTAATCAAGAACTTGATGATAAGTTATTTGTTGTTATTGAAAAACGGAATAAACTTGACGATGCCTTCATTCTAAAGGCTAATGGAAAAATTGAACAAGTTACAATTGGAGATGATAATGATAAATAAAAATGGTTTAAGTGATGCTGAAAAAGAACTAATAAACAAACTTGGCTTAGATAAATTGATTAAAGGTATATCAACATTCAAAGCTACAGCTAAAAAGGTAATTCCAAAACAAGAATATAATTTAATTGGTGAAATAACATGTTTAACCTGTGGTTATATTCACTATCATTATTATATAATGAAATGGGATGAGACAAGAACATTATTATACTCAGTTCCTGTATCAAATCATCTTAAACTTATTTTATTAAATGAAACCAGAACTACAAAATCGACAAGTGAAAGATGCAGTCATTGTCAAGAAGTATTAAACAACATGACTAAGGAAGAATTAATCCAAAGAATATTTAAAATTTATGCAAGAATGGGGAGTAAATAATGGCAAACCTCATTGTGATCTTGATTATTATTTTTATATTCTGGATTTTTGTAAAAAAATGACCTGAAAATAGTTCTTGACAACTGCATGGAACGATGGTATAATTATGTATAATTAAAAATGAAACATTTTAATGGTTTTATTATTTAGTAAGGAAAATAAAGGAACAAAAGGATTTTAACATGAGATTTGTTCAATCAGAAATAACAAATGATTTATATGTAAGACTTAAGTTATATGGCCTTAAGTCAAGTAAATCAGTTACGTCAATTTTAACCTCAGCAATAATTTATTATTTAGATTTAAAAGAACAGGAAGCCTCTGCACTTAAAAAGTCGGAAGGAACGACAAACTCAAAACCTCTGCAGAAGGTTAGAGCTAAATCGTTCGCCTCTGCAGGGGAAAGCGATTCATAATGGTTCGCCAGGGGCTTCATGTTCTAATTTAAACTGACCTTAATAATCCTTAAGGATTAAAGGAATAAAAATAAAAGGAGATACATCATGGCTAAGAACAAATTTAAAAAGGAGGATGCAAATATGGCAGACGAAACAGGATATGGTGAGCAAAAAGCTGAAGAAGCCGAACAGGAAACACCAAAAAAGGAGAAAGGAAATAAGAAACTAAGTAAGGGAATTGTAGGTTCAGTTGTTACAATTACTGAAGGTACAGCCGGAACAGTGATGGAATTTGATTTTGCTGAGTTACCTGCTGATATTCAGGCTAAATTAGGCCCCTTTGGTCTTGGGCATAAGTTGGGTGATGCAGCTGCTGGCAAATCAGGTCAGGATGCAGTTAATGCTATTAATAAGGTTTTTGATGGCCTTATGAAAGATGATTGGTCAGTACGTGCTCCTGCTGCTGAGAAGGTTAGCAAGTCTGATCTTATTACCAGAATTGGTGCATTGTCTGATGATGAACAGGCTGTTGCAAAAGCAATGCTTGCAAAACTTGGAATTAAGATGTAAATTTAGGAAATGGGCTTAAATCCTACGGACTGACCGGGGAGATAGTCCATATGACTAAGCGGGGTAACTGGTTTTTATCTCCTTAAAGGTTTTCCAGTTACTCCGTGAAGTCATTTTTAATGTTTCAAATGCTTAATCCATAAAATAAATGGAGGTTTCAAAATGGCAGAAAATGAAGTTGATATTAATGATTTTAACTTAGATTCAGAAAATACAAATAAAACAAACTACCCTCCAACTGAACAATTAGTAAAACAAGGCCCGCGCTCGTTCTTAAATGAAATAAGAATGGATAATACCAAACGGTCAACTGCTGAACAATGCTTGAGAAAATTTCAGTTGTCTCATTTACTTGGACTTAAATCTATTTTTGGGTCAACTGCTTTACGTTATGGTTCAACTTGGCATAAATTTATGGAAGGATATTATGGAACAATTAAGCAAGTTGGATGGGGTTGTAGAGATCAAGCAATTAATACTGCAATTTTACTTGGTAAGAAAGAATGGGATGGAATAACTGAGAAACAGCAGTATTTCAATGATTATCGAACCTTTGAAAATTGTGTAACTTCCTTTTTGCAGTACATTGTTCACTTTGAAGGAGATCAGGCTAAACTTGTTGTAATTGCAACTGAACAAACATTTGCGCTTCCGGTTATCTTGGAAACAGAACTTGAATTAAATTTATTTGATTCGTTACCTCCAATTATTTTCACTGGGAAACTTGACTTACAAATGGAATTAGATGGGATGCAATGGATTAATGAGTTTAAGTCAACAGGCCAAGCATTAAGTATTCAGGGAAACCGTTTATATCGGTCAAATCAAGTAATTGGATATACATATGCAGGACCACGGATTCTTAATTTTAATCCAGCAGGAACATTAGTTACACTTCATTTATTAACTTCAAGGAAAACTAAGGATGGGACTTATGGCAAAATAACAATTGATTTTGCACGTATCCCTCAAGTTTTTAATGATGATGATTTAAGCAAATGGAAATTAAGTTTCTTAAGTACATGTAAAAAAGTTTATCATGCGTGTAAGGATAATTACTTCCCTTGTCAATTTGATTCTTGTTTTGCTTATAATCGGAAATGTCAGTTTTATGGATTATGTAGTCAAGATGCTAACCCTATGAAATATGCTGAAGAAATTCCTGAGGGGTTTATGCAAGATTTTTGGGATGTTGAAAATGTTGAAGGAGATGTTGAATGAAAATCTGGTGTTTATTTTCAATTGAAAACGAGTATAATCAACCAAGCAATAATTTAATAGCATGGTGGAATGAGAAGCCATCACAAGTTAAACTACAACACATAATGCTCGAAAGCAATGTAAATAAGTTATTAAATGGCTATACAGTAAGATATGGAAATATTGATTTCAGGCTTGAAGAAGTTAAAGAAGGTGTTGCTTTAAAGTATAATGAATAGGAATAAAATAAAGGTAAGGGTGGCGGAATGGGTAGACGCAGAGAGGATACGCGCTGGCAACGTTACTAAGGGCTGTCATCCGAGACAGTTGTTCACCAGTACCGCAGGGTTCAAATCCCTGCCCCTTATCTTATTAGCATAAAAATTAAATATCGTAATAATTACGATATTAATTAATTAAAACCAAAGGAGAAAAATATGGAGGACAAAGAATTAATATGGGTAAGTAAAGAATTTGCTGAAAAATATAAAATAATAGGTGATGAACAAGAACAAATGAAGATATTTCAAGAATACTTAGATCAGGTAAGCCAACAATCTAAGGACGATTATAAGGCAAATTTGGAAGCTATGGAAGAAGATGTTGCTATTTATACTGGTTTGATGCTGAAAGTTAAACATACATTTAGCAAGGCTAAAGATGAAGCATTAGATGCTTCGTATGCCATGTGGCAAGGTTATGCAAAAGAAAAGCCTAAGATTGAAAAAAACATAGATGAGATACTAAAACTCCTGAATCCACTTGATGAGAAGTTAGATAGTATAAATAAAAAGTTAGGCAAAATAAATACATTCAGAATAGATCAGATGAGTGAATCAATTAGCAAGTTTTCTCAAATGTCAGAAAGCGGACAAGCAATGTTTGAATTTCTAGTTAAACATTTTAATGAAGAAGGAGGAAAAGGATGAGTTCAAGTGCTTTAAATGTTACGAATAATACTGAATTTATTAAATGTTTAATAATTGGAAGCCCGGGTTCGGGCAAGTCGATTTTTGCGTCCACCTTTCCAACAAAAGGTTACGTATATGACTTTGCTCAAGGCATCTTAAGTTACAAAGGAAAGGATTTTGATTATGACCAATTTCAGTTAAATTCTCAAGGTTGGGGAGAATTTGAAAAAGCTCATGTTGAGTTAATTAAGCGTGCAAAAGATGGTGAGTATAAAACAATAATTGTAGATGATTTAACTGCAATGGATTCATTAGCTATGGAAAAGGCATTAGCCCTTGATCCTAAGCGAAATGAAGCTCAAGGGCCGCTTTGGAATGTTCATTACTCATTAACAAAAAACTTAATGGAAGGTAAGCTTAGGCAAATAATTAATTTACCAGCAAATATCATTTTTATTTGCCATGATGATATTATAACTGACAAGGTTAGTGGTGCAGTTATTAAGGTAGAACCCCGGCTTCCCGGTCAATTACCTACGGTCATTTCAGGTTATTTTGATGAGGTATATTTTTCAACTACAAGGAGGGAAACTGGCAAGGATAATCTTCAACATACACGTTACTTACTCCAAACAGTTCCAATTGGATTTTTAAGGGCACGAAGTCGATTAAGTGGAATTGATAAATTGTTACCAGACTTTATTGACAATAATTATACTTCACTTATGGAATATTTGAAAAGTAAAACAAAAAGTGCTTAAGTCCCATTAAGGGACACATCTTAAATTAAGGAGGCCACTTATCATGGCAAAAAAAGAAGCATCTGACAAAGAATTTGTACCGGAAACAGCAGCACCAGCAGCAAATGAGTTTACCCCCGAAGGGGATGTTGGTATTGGAGCAGACTTTGATCTTACCGCTGAGTTCAAACCGTTTCCATTAGTCCCGAATGGAACTTATCATGGCTCAGTAACAAACGTCTCATTTGACCCCGAGAAGCAAGTAATTAATTGGCAGCTTACACTTAATGAAAATGGAGGCTTATGTAACGATGGTGAGACACCAGTTGATGGAGTTCAGTTAATGTTTAATAATTGGCTTCCATTAGTTGGAGATGAAAATGTTACTGACCGCTCAGGAAGAGGTACAAAACGTCAGGCAAAAATCAATATGCTTTCACAATTTGCAGGTAATATGAAAATTAATATGAACTCTGCAAAAATCATTTCTCAGGCAATTGTTAATAAGGAATGGATTGGTCTTGCCATTGATGCAAAGGTTAAAATTTCTGAGTATCAAGATGCAGTTACTAAAGTTGGAACAGGTCGTTTTAGGAATGATGTTGAACGTATGATTCAAAGAGTTAGTTAAGTTAAAAACACCTCCGTGTTTGGAAATAAGCTAATTCAATGAATCAAGGATACGGGTGTAAAAAGCCCGTATCCACTTTTAATTATTAAGGATAAAAAATGCCTACATTTGGTAAGAATAAGGAATGTCCATTTAATAAGGAATGTTCAAACATTGCTTGCATTCATCGTACTGAACATAATGCTAATGTAAGTTGTGTATTAAGTTGTTGTAATCCTAAGATATGTCCTTTTAAAAGTGTAAAAATAATTACAAGAAAGGTAATTAAAAAATGCGATTAGAGCAGACTTGCCCATTGTTTCTTAAAATGAATGAAGGTGAACAAAGGGAGTTCTTTATAAAATATCGTAAGAAACGTGATGAGGATATTAATGCGTATTTAAGCTCGAAAATTAAACAGCCTAAACAAATTAAATTAAACGAAAAAATAATTGCCTCGGTTACATTAACTGATGCTGAAAAATTGTTACTTAAGAAATTAGGAATTTCATTGAGTGAATTTAAAAAACTTAAAGGAGAATAATTATGTTCTATGCGAAGAGTAATGAAGAAGCAGATAAGAAATTAATGGAATTTGTTAGAGGAAGAAGTAAAAGGTTTATTTTTTGTCCTGTAATAAATAACCAGTGTAATCCAAACTGCATATGTTATAATGACCCAAGAACTGTGTATAAAAATGATGTATTAATATATGTATATGAGTGGAGATGTTCATATGTTTTAATATCAGGAGAACTTGACATAAATCAATAAGAAAAAATGGAGGAACAAAATTGAACGAGATTTTTGAGCTTAAAACAGATAAAATAATAATTAATGAAGATTTACCCCGCATAAGACAAGACATGCAGAAAATAAATGCGCTTGCCGAATCATTTAAGCGTTTTGGTCAACTTCAGCCAATTATAATTAATCGAGATTATGAATTAATTGTTGGAGGAAGACGTTTAGCCGCTTGTGTAATAAGTGGAGTGAAAGTTAAGTGTTGTTTCAATGATGCAATTGATAAGGATGTTATGCGGGAACTGGAGATTGAGGAGAATTTACAGAGGGAAAATTTTACACCTGCTGAAGAAGTATTAGCTATTGAAGAATTACATAGAATTAAGACTGCCCGTTTTGGAGAAGCTAAACTTGGTAGACCAGGAGTAGAATTTGAAGGTGAAGATAAAGATAAAGGATGGAGGGTTGAGGATACTGCTGAAGTAATGGGTAAGACTGAAGGTAACATACGGGCAGCATTAAAAATGGCAGAAATGGTTAGACAATTTCCTGAGCTTAAAGGCGCAAAAACTAAGAAGGATATTGTCCGGGCAGCTAAGGGGCTTGAACAAGTTGTAAGACGCATTGATGCAATTGATAAGTATAAAGATATGACTAAGGAAATTGAAATTCCAGTAATTATATCAAGGGCTGATGCAAGAGATTTTATGAAGGAAATTCCTACGAAGAATGTTGACTTATTATTAACTGATCCAATTTACGGAATTGACATTGATGAGGTTGCAATGGGTTTAGGTGGAGAAACTGGAGGTAGTTTAACAACATCAGGTTTTAATTATGAAGATAAACATGATGAAGCAATGGATTTATATGAAATCTTAGCTAATGAATCATTTCGCTTTTGTAAGGATGATGCTCATGCTTGGGTGTTTCTTGGTCCTGAGAATTTTTGGGTGGTAAAGGAAATATTCCAAAAAGCAGGTTGGCTTGTTCATGTTAAGCCATTTATATGGATTAAGGGGATGAGTGGTCAAGGTAATCAACCAAGTATGTGGCCAACTTCAGCTTATGAAATGTGTTTATTTGCAAGAAAACATGAGTCAAAATTAGTTATTGAGGGAAAGGTGGACTGGATACAATTACCAAGAATTAATCCCAATGAAAAAAGGCATGGAGCTGAAAAACCATTAGCATTAGGAAGGGAATTAATTTTAAGAACAACCTTACCTGGTATGATTATGGCAGATCCATTTATGGGAAGTGGATCATTTGTTGAGGCCGCTTGTGATGCTAAGTTGGCAGTGTTAGCTTGTGATATTACAATGGAAAGTTATGCTACAACAATTGAGAGGATTGGTAAATGGAAGGAAAGGAGGGATGCTGAAAAATGATTGAAATGAATGAAGAAGAAAAGAAGGAATTTTGGGCTTGGTTTTTCAATACTAAGTGTAATCATGAGCAGGAATTGTTTAAGTTAAGCTGTGCTGTTGGTCAATTTGAAGCAGTTGAGGAAATGAAAAGGATTTATTTAAAGGAGAAGGAGGATTTAAAATGATAAGTAAAAATAAATTAATGATGAGAATTGTACAATTAGAAGCGGATGATATTAAACAAACAGGAGAAAATAACTTAGTATACAATGAAATACAGGGAAATAAACATGCAATACTTAGTATTAAACAACAAATTGATGCGTTATGCCGCTATCTTAAAATAAATATGCGTGCTGTACTACCTACAGAAAACATTTGTTATATTTGTGTAAAGAAAGATATAATTAAGAAGAGGAATAAAAAATGAAGATTGAACACTTAATGGATATTTTAGTAACATTTTGTATTTGTATAACAACTTTAAGCGTAACTGCACTTATTGTTATAGTTATAATTAAATTAATAAGGAGTATTTAATTTATGTATGTTCCAATTGTGGGGCCAAGTAATGCTAAGATAATGTTTGTTGGAGAAGCGCCGGGTGAGCATGAATCAGCTGAAGGTAAGCCATTTTCCTCAATTGCTCCTGCTGGTAAAACACTTAATTGGTTATTAAGTCAAGCAGGAATTAATCGAGCTGAGTGTTTAGTTGGAAATGTGGCAAGGTTGCGCCCACCTCAGAACCGTATGGATTTTTACTTCCGTGATAAGGAATGTACAATTCCTAAGCCTGAATTAGAAGGATGGATTGCTGAGTTGAAGCAAGACATTGAAAAGTTCAGACCAAATATTGTAGTTGGATTAGGTGCTTATGCATTATGGGCCTTAACTGGTGAGAAATACATTGGAAGATTTCGTGGTTACACGATGGAGTCAACATTAGTTCCAGGGCAAAAGGTCTTATGTACTTACCATCCAAGTAATATTAATCGAGAATGGAAGAATTTCTTTCCTGCAATAATGGATCTTAAGAAAGCTAAGTTTCATTCTCAGTCAACTAAATTACCCCAGGACAGCCGAACGATTATTTACAATGCACCAAGGAATCAATTCATTCAATATTGTAAAGATATGCTTGAATCTTCTGAGTATAAAAGAATTGCAATTGATGTTGAAACAATTCAGCCAGGATGTCATATCTCAATTATAGGCTTAAGCCATGCAGCTAAATATGCAATTTCAACTTGGGTAGTAAATGGAAGCCCGTGTTATCCTGAAAACGATGAATTTGAGTTGTGGTATTGGCTTGCTCAGTTACTTGAAAATAAGGAAATAATTATTCACAATGCTTCATTTGATGCAGTTATTGCATTACTTAATCATGGTATTTATATTAAGAATTTATTTATGGATACATTGATTGCTGCTCACATAATATGGCCTGAGTTACCAAGGGATTTAGGTTTCTTAAGTTCATTATGCTTAGATGTTCCATCTTGGAAAAGTTTATCAAAACAACAACCATCTTATTATAACGCTAATGATGTAGCTAATACGTTTGGGATTGCTCAGGTATTTGAGAAGAAACTTAAGGAATCAAAACAACTTCAAGATACGTATAATTTTGAGATGAGACAATTGCCTGTCGCCATGATGCTTCAAATACAAGGAACACTTATTGATCAAGATAAGAAAAGTGAATTGATTGCAAATACACAAGAAATAATTGATACAACGGAAGAACAACTTGAGAAATTATTTGGTAAGAAAATTAATTACCGCTCACCTACTCAAATGCAAGATTTATTGTATAATGAACTTAATTTGCCGGTTCAATATAAGCGAAGGAAGAATAAAGATGATAAACAAACAATTTCAACAGATAAAAATTCACTTAAGAAATTAGAACAATTGGCCCCGGATAATCCTATGTTTAAGTTAATTCTTGAGCATAAGAAGAATTTGACACTGATGAATTTTTTGGATCTTGAATTAAGTCCAGAAGGAAAGGTACATACATCTTATAACATTACAGGGAAGAAAATAGATGCTAAAGACATTGACGATGAAGGAAGAAAATCATTCGGGAGATGGAGTTCAAGCGAATCAATTATCTTACCATTTGGATCAGGTAATTTACAAAACATTCCTGAATCTGCAAGACAAATGTATGTTGCACCAAAAGGTTATCGTATTATAACTGCAGATTATATCCAAGCTGAAGCAGTAGTGGTCGCTTATCTAAGTAATGATCGGCGTTTAATTTCATTATTCAAGGATTCGTTTGGGATGAAAACTTCTGAGCGTAAAAAACACAGGGAATTTGATGTTCATATGATTAAGGCAGCTGATTTATTTGATGTTGATTTAAGCTTGGTTACAAAAGAACAAAGGGATATTGGAAAAAGAGTAAGACATGCAAGAAATTATGATATGGGAGCAAATACCTTAGCAATACAATTAGGCTGTTCGGTAAGTAGAGCTAAGGAATTAATTAAAAAAGATAATCTTGCAAATCCACTACTTAAATTATGGCAAGAATCAATTGTTGAGGAGTTAAGACAAACACGAACCTTAACTAATTTATTTGGAAGGGTTCATCGGTTTCTTGAAAGATGGGGAGACTCGTTGTTTAAATCAGCATATTCATATAAACCTCAATCAACAGTTGGTGATTTACTTAACCATTCAATTGTAAGAATGTATGAAAATGATGAGTTTGTTAAGGATTTTCAAATATGGCTTCAACTTCATGATGCAGTTTATGTTTTAGTTCCAGATAATGATGATACAATGTATAAGGCAATGCAAATGATGAGGAAACATATGATTGAGAAGGTTAATGTTAATCATGAAGTTATGATGATTGATGTTGACTTTAAATGGGGTTACAACTGGGGAAACTTAAAGGAGATTGATTATGAAGGCTAAAGTTGTTTTTATCGCTCATCCCATAAGTGGAGATGTTAAGGGAAACCTTGAAAAAATAGCAAATATCATAAGAAATATTAATATACTAAGAGATAATGTTATTCCATTTGCACCTTATTTTAGTGATTGTGTTGCCTTAAATGATAAAAATAAATGGGAAAGGGAACGAGGAATTAAAAATACTGAGTATTTTTTTAGGCTGGGAATAATTGATGAACTTTGGTTATATGGAGATGTAATTACGAATGGAATGAAAAGTGAAATTTTGTTAGCTAAAGAATTAAACATACCGATAATTCCTCAATCAGTATCAATCTCAAATGAAATGGTAAGAGAAGTCCTCAATGGCAGATAGAAAATTGAAGGATTGGATTAAAAGTTACATGGATTGGACTGAGGACACTGAACCAGCAAGGATATTCCAAAAATGGACCGGGTTGTCAATTATTGCTGGTGCATTAAGGAAAAAGGTTTGTTTATCATTAGGCCGATTAAGGGTATATCCGAATTTATACTTAGTTTTTGTTGCAGAACCTGGACGAGCAAGGAAAACTCAAGCAATTGATTTTGGAGTTTCAGTTATGAATGATATATCTGAATTAAATATGAGTGCAGATACAACATCCAAGGAAGCCCTTATTCAAGATATGGAAGATTTTGGGGCTGATGAACAAATGCCTGATGGAACATTATTCAAACATTGTTCAGTAAATATAATATCAAGGGAATTTGAATCATTCTTAGGGCAGAAAAAAGAAAACACAAAAATGGTTGTTTTTTTAACAGATTTATTTGATGCAAAGGAAATACCTTGGAGATATAGAACTAAAACTTCAGGCTCAAATAAACTTGCTTCACCATTTCTTAACTTATTAGCCGCAACAACACCTGACTCAATTGCATCATGTCTACCAAGTTCAGCAATTGGTGGAGGTTTAACATCTAGAATGTTATTTATATGGGCTGATTGTAAGTATAAAAAAGTTGCACTACCCCAGAATACATCTGCAGTATTAAAACTAAGACAACATTTAGTTGATGACTTATTTCAAATATCAAGGATTGTAGGAAATTATGAGTTTTCAAAAAGTGGAAGCGAAAAATGGGTTACTTGGTATAATGATTATGATGAAGATAATCTTAATCGTTTATGTAAAGATCCAACATTCAATGGATGGTACTCAAGAAAGCCAATGTATATACTTAAGGTTGCTCAAGCATTTGCAGCAGCTAAAACAAATAAATTAATAATGGAATGGGATTATATTGCTGAGTCTATTGAAGCAATTGAAGAAATTGAAAAGGACATGACTCAGGTATTTAGGGCAGTTGGTAAATCACAGGTTACATCGGAAGTTGATATGCTTATGCAGATTATAAAACAAAGGAGGGCTATTGATGAAAAAGCACTGAAGAACTTAGTTTGGAGAGATATGGATGCAAGTAAATTTGATAATGTAATTGCTACAGTTACAGGGACAGGGAAGTTTGAGCGTAAATTTCAAGGACCTAAAGGAGAACAAGGAGTTTGGTATTATGATTCTGAGTATTATAATCAATTAGTTAAGGAATATGAAGTTAAAAAACTTAATAAGGGAGAACAAAATGAAAAAGCTTGATAAAGTTTTATGTTTAGTTAAGGAAAGATTTCCTGATGCCTCATATCTTAATATTGCAATTGATCCAGAGGGAATGGAAACTAAAGTAACCTTCCATAATGGACATAAAGATGAAGATACAAGGCGAATAGGCTTAAATGGAGAACCACTAAATGAAAAGGAAGGTGATTAATGCAAATCAAGTATGATGCAAAAATTGTAGCATTGAATGAAGTAAGTTTTTCGTGGAATCCAGATGACTCAAAAGCAGTGGAAGCACAAGTAACAAAAATAATAAAACAGTTACGATTAACGATTGGAGATGTTGTTAAGGTAACACTTGAAGTAGGACCAAGTATTGAACTTAAGAATTAAATTAAAAAGGAGGCAGCAAATGAATAAAAGAATCGTAGTGATCGCAACAATCATGTTTTTGATGTTTGCACCAATGGCAATGGCGTGTGATATTGAAGCTCAATGTGAGGGACCCTGCGGCAAGGTAATTCAACCTGGTCAGCAAAGCCCTGTCACAGTCAGTCAGTCACAAAGTGAAAGCCTGGCTCAGGGACAGCAGTTTACATTAGCCTTGACAGGTGATGAAAGAGATTTTCTCCCATCACCCGTGGTTATCCCTATTCAACCGGTTCCTATGCAGGGAGGAAGTCAAGAAAATTATACCCCTTATCTCCCCAAGTTTGCAGACCCTATGCTTCAACCGTTCAACTTCAGCACAGATGTAGTTGTAAAGCAGTTAGACATATTTAACGGAAAATGGTTGTTCGGCCTGTTTGGCAACATTACCCAGGATGAATTATGGGGCAAATTACTCAGCCTCCCTGGTAATTACAAAAGCTATCCTCAGGATAAAATAAGGATACAAGTCCAGGTAAGCTCGTCAAGCGTGGAGAATGGAATAGGTGGTGGTGGAAGCGGCGGGTCGTCGGTCATGAACGCCAGCAATGCAGTATCAGGATCAGCGTCCATATTACCTCATCATACCAGATGGACAAAGGATGATACCTTTTTAATTCGCGTATTGCTCATTCAGTGAGGAGGGGTACATGGCTAAGACACATATAATTTTGCATGTTGTTATGGATTGGGAGTTGGGCAGGTCAGAACTCAATAATCTGTTTGACGACTCCACCATCCATCTGCCAAACGGACAAGATTTAAGAAACCCGCGAACATGAGAACTGCCAGATATCATCGACTGTATGATGATAATACCAGAAGATATTTTAGTTGTTCAATAAAAGGAGAGTAAAAAATGATAAAAATTATATTTGTAGCAATCTTATATGTATTACTTACTATATCGTTCGTTAATGCTCAAATAATTCCATCGACACCTGCAACACATGCATTAACTCAGCCAACATTGGAACAGCTTACAACTGAGCAAGATAGGGACTTAGCAAGGTGGCAAGTTATTCAATATCAGGCAAGGGACTTGCAAAATACAATTCAGGAAAGGGATGCTCAGATTAAGAAATTGCAGGAAGCTAATAAACCTAAGACTGAAAAGAAGTAGATAATAAATGGAGATTAGTGTAATTATATTTAAATACCGTAATAATTACGCTAATCTCCAATCCTCAAATAACCTACTTAAATTGCTACAGTGCCGTTGCGGTTTCCGTGTTCGCTGTATCAATAGCCGTCTCATCTTCCGTTAATGATGCCTTGACTGTTGCAAGCTGGTCTTCAAGTGCCTTGATCTGATCGGGATATGTCCCGACAGCCGCCTTGAGGTCTGCAACTTCCTTGATTATCGCTTCCACGTTCTTTAACAACAGGTCTGTTTTCTCTGACATTTTTATCACCACCTTTAAAAGTCGTTCATCGAATAACTGTTCGATACGTTCAAAAATATCCATGGCCTATTCCTTTTTATCTACTACTTGTTTGTTTTCTTCTAACGTAGATTTCGTGATGTCTGAAGCCTGTACCATCGGCGTGGCCTGTTTGGTAACACCACCTGTGACATTCCAATCCTTAGAAAAAATACCTAACAATGCGGTAAACATGGCGGCCCCTGAAAAGAATATAGCTTGATATTTAGGAAAAGCTTGGGAAAGGAATGTGCATACCGCAGCACACACACCAAAGATTGTTGTCCATTTACTCTTGTTCATGGTGCCTCCATTATTTCAGTTACGTCTGTTCCGGGAACACACGAAGATGATGCGAACAGGTGGACCGCCTCATAAACGTAAGCCGCCCTTACCGGTGACATCCCATCTTCCATACATATATTATGTAAGGTCATATCAGCATAATCTTTATAATCTCTCGGTAAGATACCCATCCTGATTGCCTGATAAAGCACATCGTGAACAAGGGATCCGCGCATGAAGTCCTTTGTGTCGAAGGTGGGCCCACTTGGACCGTCCCACGCATAGCCAGCGATAATGAGTAATACGCCATCGGTCTTCAGAATGAAGAAACCGCCAGCGCAGGTCATATCCTTGAGACCTATATCGACAGAATAGTCCTCATGAAGTTGATATTTATATTTACGTTTTCTGTATCTTATCTTGTCACCAATCATGGCCTATTTCCCTGTCGAGTTCAGAAGGCCAAGTAAGGCGTTAAGGGTGGCGGCATCGATTTTTTGCCCGTTGACTTTTATGCTTGCATTGCCCACCGTTGCCTCTGTGCTATCCGCTGTCGTGAATAGTCGGGTATAGCTGACCGTTGTCCCATCTGCCGTCTGATAATGTAGAGATGCACATCCCGTGAGACATAAACAGATAATTCCTACTACGATAAATAATTTCATGTTGCCTCCTTAATATTGTCTACCCATCTATAACCTAACACATCCGACTCTTGAAAAAAAGATAGTTTTACGGCATCAGACTGATTACCGCCGACTAATTGTACCCATCCGCCCGGTGATCTTCGATATTTGAATATTCCAACATGACCGCTTGGAGGATTGCCACGCTTCAGAACAGTGATACATCCAGGGAAAGGATTGTCTATTTTAACGCCCCAGTTTAACCAGGAACGTGCCATAGCGTTGTTTGTTCCCTTACCCCCTGCCTGTATGACTACCCAATTTGTAAACGCACTGCACCATGCGATTTCGTCACTGTTCATTGAAATACCGACAGTGCTGAGATATTCAAGTATTCTCTTTGTCGATTCCGGGCCGGGAGTTTCATGGACTCCTATTTCACCTTCTGCTATTCTCAGTACGTCTTTTGGTTGCATTTATCGTCCCCTTTAAAGATGGGAGTTACACAGAGGTGTATTCCGATGCACAGCAGTACCATACATCTTTCCGCGTTCACTCCCATCACTTCTGACCTCCAAAAATAGCGATCCCGCCCTTCTCTCCGGTCTTGCCTTGTATCCCTTGTGCTCCGGTATTTCCCTTATTAAACGTTTTATTCTGTTCCATCTTTTTAAGCATTTTATTATTGCTACCGCTTACATCGTTATATTTCTGCTGAAAATCTTTCTGCTGTTCAACAACTGCTGACATGCTTTTGGTAAGTGTAGCAAGGTCTGAATACACCTTTTCAGGTACACCTCTCGGCTGACTATTCATATAAATATTGGTAGCAATGAAAGTAACCAGACCCAGAACAATAGCTATAAGCATTTGGATAGTCCTGGCCGATATGGTTTGGATAAGTGAGTTAATACTTTCAGAAAGGTGTCCATATTTATCCTACAAAGCTTTTCTATCTTCCTTAGAATCGTTTATAAAATCTGCAATGTGGTCCCTATAATCTCTAAGATCATCTTTTTCATGGTCTGTCATTGTTTCTCCACTTAATGTAGTCGTATGATTGCACTGATTATGGCAATTATTATGCCAGTAACTGAAACGGCCATTGCAAAATTAACAGAAGACCGTGAAGCCTTGCCTTCTAACAGTGCCTTACTTAATTCAAGTTGCCTAATCTGTTCATCATACTTAGCAAATTGAGATTCGATTTCTCCCTTCATAACAAATTTAGCACACTGTTCTTTGACCTGAGTATACTCAGTCCTATCAATAAATCTTGCCGTCTGATCTCTGAGGGCATCTCTAAATTCGTTCATGGAATTTAAGCGAATATCCATTTTTTCTTCTGCCTTATCAAGGGCAATTTTATTCATCTTGAAGTGCAGGTCTACCCTTATGTCCATGTCCTGAATCTTGTGCATGATAAATTCTTTTAAAGACACTTCATCTTTAAAATCAAAACCGTTATCCTTTTCACTCATTAGAACCTCTCCACTGTTAATTTAGCCTCGTCCTACAAACATGAGCAACATTATCACACTCATGATGAATACTGATACCCATAATGGAACTTTGCTTGGAACCGTTATTGCCAATAATACGCAAATAAATGCTGCTACTGATAGAATGATTAAAACCATATTCATGCGTTGCCTCCTTTTAATTATTTTGAACTTACCAAATTGCAATTCCTAAATTAGAATTTACATCCACTGCGTGTTCCACCTGAAAAAGTTGTTGTTGTTCCTGCGGAAGTTCCTCCTGTACCAACAAGAGCTACATTTGCGCCCATGTCTGCACCCGCTTTACCGGTTCCAACGCAAGGAGCTTTTATCAGGAAATCGTTGAGCGTGTTGAGGTTTCCGCTTCCATTCGTGAAACAGGACGTTGCTGAATTCAAGCTGTGTGTATCAGGATGACCACCTCCTGACAATTCGCTCGACGCCGCCCACGTTGCCAGCGTAGAATAGTATGAACCCGATGGACCTCTGACCATGAAGTTTGTATTACCAAACGAGTTATAGTCTTGTTCCGTAAGAACTGAACCCGAAGTGTGTCTGACCACTGAACTCCCATAATCTGTGGGAGCGTGAGGCACTTGCAGGGCATTATTGTAGAGATGATGTCCTGTGCCGTCTGCGATAATCAAATATGCCTCGCCAGTCGTGTAAGTGGAATACATTGAATTGTTATAAATATTCTCAGTGGCAAAAGTCTGACCGTCCGATATTTCGTTATATACCCCTGTCCCTGTAAAATTAACGATCACGTTTTGATATATCAGTAAGTTGGCTGGAGACCATATATTATATGCCGATGCATAAATGCCGGTGTCGGTATCGTGGATATAGTTATAACTCACCGTACAGTTTTGACAGTCTCTCTTGAAATAGATTGTATTAGTATTGTTGGAAAACTCATTATTTTTAACGAGTGTATTCGCCGTGTCGTAGGTCTTGATTGCCGAGGTGTTATGATAATTGTTGGTCTCCATATAATGATAAAAGGTATTGTTTTGAACAGTCGTATCAGATACGCACTCTATTCTCAAACCCTCCACATTGTCAGTGTTTGTCTGTACTGTAGACCCGCCACTGAAATAGCAATTCTGAATAGTAACGTGCGTTGAAATCGGGACATAAGTCGAACAAAGGTCGTTGCTTCCTAAAACCATACGAGCAGTATTCAGACCTCCGTCTACCTGAAGAGTAAATCCATCGAAGACAATATAGGTCTTATCATAGGTCCCAAGCATCGTTTCTCCTGATTGTCCACTAACGCCTTCTCCCCCTGCAGCAGTACCGTTGAGAATGGGAGTTTCTCCTGTGTACGCCCGAAAGGTTATTGGGCTTCCTGCTGTTCCTGAATGTTGAGGCTCATAATATCCGTGGTATCCGTCTGCGGATTGACTCAGGTAGTTGTATCCATTTTTTGTAGGAACCGTGTATGTACCTCCACGAAAGAGCCATATATCACCCGCCACTGCGTTTGACATAGCATAGGCAATGGTACAGGGAGAACCGATTGAACAGGTTGAACCGGAACCGGCGTTGGAAACATAATAAGTGGCTGAGAAAACCCATACAGGAAACAAAACAATGAACAATATTAAGATATATTTTTTCATGGATTAGCCGCCTTAAATCCTATTATAAGAGTTTGCCAACTACCGGATGCTACCCTTGTTGTGGTCATAGATGTAGCACCGGCAGTGGTTTGAATATGGTCAAACATATAATGATAATGGTCATTTTGATTTACTCTAATGGTGTAACCGGCTCCAGGAGTTGGTGTACCCGCCGTTGCCTCATCTCCACACATGACTATTATCAGTGAATTGTTATAGCTTGTAACAATTGTCTCCGATGAAGGATTGGCCGATGAAGTATCCGCTCCCAAGGGTGTACCGTCTAACGTACCAGCAGCGGTTAAGCCGGAATATTCAGCCATGCCCCATCCAAAATCTCCTCCTCCGTTTGTAACCGATACGGCATTGCTTCCAGCGGTTGCATCAGGACACCATGCAACCTTCGAATAAACATCGGTTGTATGAATGACTGAGGAGTATTGCCATGAAACACCACAACCTCCAGAAAGTGTAGTTGTCGCAAGATCAACGCCTGACGACATACCGGCGATTAAGGCGTTGTGAACCGTTACCCCTGTTATCGTTAAAGCTGAATTGGCGTAGACCGACTGAACGTGACCAGCGATGAAGGCAGGGGCGACCGAACCGCTACTCGGTGTGGCCGTTACCTCACTACTACACGTCTGCCCGGCCAAATCAGTTCCGCATAATCTATAATAATAAGGGGTTCCATTTGTACGTCCGGTATGTACATAAGCCGTGCCAGGGAATGATGCTACAACGAGCGTGGCATTACTTATATTGTTAGCGTACAGATTGTATGTTGCGCGAGATGTGGTGTCCCAGTAAAGTACATTTGTTAAAGCTCCCACGTCACCGGAAGTTAGGGCAATAGTGACTTGAGCGGCCCCTGCTGTAGCTGAAATGACTGGGGAAGTAGGAGGTGTTCCTACTACCTTTCCAATTTGCATAAGCATTTGTGCTTGACAGGAAATACCCCATCCAATCAAAATCAGTAAAATAAATATAAGTATTTTTCTCATATCTTAGCTCCCTGCTGAAGTTCCTGATAAAGTGGTACATTTCAAGAGCCAGGTTGAAGTATTGGTCTTAAATGAGAAACAACTTAAGCTACTTGATATAGGTTGAGCAGTAAACGTAGCATATCTTTGAGCAGTACTGCTACCATCCAAGTATAGACTACTTGCACCAGCATCCAATCTAAACCCACCAGTACTTGTCAAAGCTGTGCCCTGAATCATAACGAAGTTTATCCCTGCTACTAAAGCTGGTGCCGTAACTGTAACAACACCACTGCTTGTTGGTGACTGACCATAGTTACCTACAATGGCATTACTCAACTGTGCAGCTGTAGGAGTACAATTTGCTGAGCAGTCAATAGCTTGAGGAGTTACTGAAGCTGTTGTAAGAACAGGAGAAGTACTCATTACAGGTGAACCAGTTCCTGTTGAAGCTGTCCATACTGGAATTGTTGTAACTCCTGCGCCTACTAATTGATAATTTGCTGAACCTGCTGCTAAATAACTAAGTGCTGCTCCTGAACCATTTGACATTAAGAATGAACCAACTGCACCTGGAGCCAATGCAGCAATTGTGTTTGCAGTAGCTGCATGAAGTAACCCACCCTGAACATATGTATCAGCATAAGTTGATGTAGAATCTGTATATTTACCTGCAACTGTTGTAGAAGTTGGAAATTTTCCTGCTGCTGTATCGGTTGCAGTAAGTAAGGGTATATATCCTGTTACTGCTATATCAGGAATATTAACAATCCTTGCTGCTGCTGAAGTACCAGTAATCTGAAAATTGTTTGTTGCTGCATTTCCTAAGTAAAATGAAGCAAATGGGGCAGCTGCTGTTCCAATAGTTCCTGTCCCTGCGGTTGCTGCATGAATATCTGTTGTTATTGCTGCAGTAGTTAATGCAGGTGATGTCATTGTTTGAACACCAGTAAATGAGTTTGCTGCATCAGTTCTTGCAACCGTTATTGCTGCATCAGGAAATGTAATTATTCTTGCTGTTGCACCACCAGTTGTAAATGTAAGTGGAGCAGTTGCACCTGCTAATGGTATTGAGTATCTTGTAGTTGATGGACTAAGATAAAATGATGTCCCATCAAACTCCATTGCTCCAGCTGCTGCTGTTGTTAAGTTTGTTCCTGATTGAAAATATAATGGGCCAGCTCCTACTCCAATTGCCCCAACCTTAAGTGTTAATGCAGTTGTTAGTGTACCGCCAGTAAAACCACCAGCAACAGACCAAATTGGTACATGAGTTGAAGGTGAAATTGTTAATACATAAGAATCAGTTCCAGCAGCCAAGCGAGTCCAGGCATTTGCTGAAGATGCATATAATAAATCTCCCGTTGCTTGGGATGCAATTACCATTGCAGCTGGTGATCCTGTTGTTGCAAGCAACGAAGAAGTTGTTGAAGGGAATGTATATGTTTGTGCTGCTGTTCCTGAGAAAGTATATCCTGCATAACCCGGTGCTGTCGTAACACCACCACTAAGTAAAGGTTGACCTGCTGCAACATCGGCAAGACGAGTAATTGCAGTACCTGAAGTAGCATAAAATATATCTCCAACTGCCTGAGATGCTAAGGCAATTGGTGCAGTTAATGTACCAAGAGTACCGGAAGTTGGAAATGTAACACTCGTATTTCCCCCAAGTGTCCATGCCATTGAGTAATTGCCACCGGCAAATGTTATCGTATTAAGATCATTATTAGCAATACCTGTCCCACCCTTTGACCCAGTAACAATTGGTAAATCAGATGCTGCAATTGCCCTGAATGAAGGATCTGCTGTTGAATTAGCAAATAAGGGATATGTTGGATTAGCTACATTTGCTACGACTACTGGAGCAGTTGATGCTCCTTCCATAACAACAATACCATGAGTAGTAAGTGCAGCTGTTGAAGATATAGTATTACTTGATGAAACATAAGGTAATCCACCATTTGTCATTGTATTAATACTAATTTGATTAGCATAACTTGATGACAAAGCAGGAACAACCCAAGTCATTGGTGTTCCATAAGCTACAACTTGACCTGTTGTTGGAGTAGCATTAGGATATTGCAGCGTATATGCTGAAGCCATTGAACCAGTTGGACCTTCAAAAATAACTCCAAATGCTTGAGTTGAAGAATCATTATACAACTGAGATGTTCCAGCAGTTCCACTTGTTTTTGCTGATGCAAAACCTTTTGCGGTTATGACATAAGCCCCAACATTCCAATCTGCAGTTAATGGAATTGTGCCATCTGCTTTTAAATCACCAGTACCTGCAGGAGCAGCCCAAGAAATTGTTCCACTTGTATTAGCTAAATAATATGTACCCGTGGCTGAAGTAATTGCACTTAAAACATTTGCTGAATTAGCTGCAAATATCGAACCTGCTGCAATTGTATCAGGCATTGTTAATGTAGTTTCAAGATAATTTGTTCCATTTGCCCTAATTAATTTCCCTGTTGTTGCAGCTGTTGGCCAAGTTGCTGAAGACCAAGCAGGATTTGTTGCACCCATTTGAAGCATTTTGCCCGTTGACCCTGCAGCAAGAACTGAAAATGCATCAGTACCTGTACCATAAATAAGTGAACCTGAAGTAATTGTTAAACCAGCAAGGGCAGTTAATGTCCCATCAGATGTTTGATAAGTTGAAGGATTAACATTACAACCGATTAATGTACCTGAAGCAGTATAATTACACAAATCACCATCAGTAAATGTTCCATTTAAAATAAGTGTTTTACCTGCTCCAATTGTTAATGAACCTGCTGCACCAGCAATAAGTGAACCTGTCCCATTTGAGATTGTTAAGGCATTTGTTGTAGCATCATTAATCGTAAATGTTGACCACTGAGGAGCAGTATCTCCAGCATTCATTCTTAATACATTATAAGCTGCTCCTTTAGCAAGTCTTCCATAAGATGAAGCACCACGATATGCCATATCTCCAGCAGCATCAGAAGTAAAAACTAAGTCACTTGCAGTTGTAAATTGAGTATTACATGAAATCAATGTACCTGAAGTAGTATACTTGCAATAATACCCATCAGTCATTGTACCAAGAATTGCACCTGCATTATCCGTAGCTTGTCCTGTCCCTGTAAACTTAACAAGTGAATTTGCTAACGGAGTTGATGGTCCGGTTACTGGCCTTGTAATTGTTGTTTGATAACCTGTAATTGCACCTGCTCCACCAAATGCTAAAACACCAATTGAGGAAATTGTAGCAAAATCAGCACCTGTTCCTATTTTAAGAAATTGAGTTCCATCTGCAGCTAAACCTAAGCCTAAACGCGCAAATTGAGGAGTTGCTGTTGTTCGTATATCCTGAATAGGATTAATGGTATAAGTTGAATTAGCTCCTCCATCAGTTCCTGCTGCCATTGAAGTTCCCATTGTAAGAACACGTTCACTTGTTAATGTCCCATCTGTACCCAAGGTGATATAAGATGCATCAACTGGAGCAGCAGTTGCCCCAACTGAGTTCCATCCTGAGTCATAAAATTTAATTGCTTTAGCTGCATGATCGTAAGTTATTGGATAACCCGCACTTGGAACATTATCTACCCAAGCAGGTAATTCAAATCCATATCTTAATCCTGTTGCAGGTGAGGCTGCACTTAAATTCATTAAGTATGTAGCACCTGCAGTTAAGTTTGGAATATCCCCACTTACTAATGCAGGTAACTGAGCATGGGGTAAGGTACCTGTTGTTAAATCACTTGCTGAAACCGTTACATTTGAACTTAAGGCATGACCATTAACTGTTGTTGAACTCAATGCAAAGTCAGTTGAAGCATGACTTGCTGCACTTAAAATTGTTGTTCCTCCACCATACTTGCTTACTGTAACTCCTCCACCAAATGCAATAGCTGCATCACCACTCATTGTAATTGGAGCATAAGCAGTACCACCAGTATTACCAACTAAAATTTGACCTGATGCTGGAGCAGTATTCGGAACAACACTTGCCTTAGTCTGAGCATCATTTGTCACTGCTGATAAACCAACCATTGTTGAAGTTATACCACCAACAGTTCCTGTAAATGTTGGATTTGCTAAGGTTGCATAACTTGCAATTGTGGCAAAAGCACCAGTACCAAAGGAAACACCACCAGACTTAGCACAAGTAATTGCACCAGAAGCAACAACTAAGGTACAATCCCCGGACATTGTAAATCCAGCAAATGCAGTACCTCCGGAATTGTACTGAATTTGATTTGCAGTACCTCCAGGATTTGCTGCAGTCCCTGAAACAACTGCACATGCATATTTATGTGTTGTTGTTGAGTATGTTAAGACATACCCATTAGTACTACAAGTAGGAAGTCCTGCTCCCAAAATAAACGGAGGAGGAACCTGAGCATTTAGTAATGAGCAGGTAAAAAATAATGTAATAAATGTTATAAGTAATATAAGCTTTTTCATTTCACTCTCCGTTTTATATTAACGTCTCTGGTTCCATATCCAAGCTCTTATTGTAAATATTGCTCCATGCACAATATTACTTGTTATTACTGGAGTCAATGTACCATTAATCCATCCACTTATTGCAGGAGCAACTCTATTTGCTGTTGCCCCAAGCATTGTTGATCCGGTACTGCTTAGAACATCAGCACTTGATTCTGATGATAATAATGTAAATCCACTTGACGCAGTTGGTGAAGGGCTTCCTGGAGTTGTATCAACTGAATAAACCCACCCCCTAAATGTAGGTGAAGGAGTGATTGTAGTTGGAAATGTTCCATCACCTGAATTACCTGTACATACCCATGTAACACTTGAAATAGCATCAAGATCTTGATGAGTCATTACACACGAACCAGCAAGTGCATGTGCAAATAACGGAAAGAATACCGTAATTATTACGATGTTTAATAAAATGCATAAATACCTTTTCATAAGTCCTCCATTAAGTTAAATTAAACTAAAAACCTCTTTCTATAGAAATTCTTGAGTTTCCATTAATTGCTGTCCATATAGTTGTATCCTCCGTAAGTGTGAAGTCCTTTGAATATATTTGTGTGCGAAGTCCAGGATACCCTTCCCAAAGAAAAACCTTTTTTAAATCCACTCCCATATAATCATATAAGGTTGTCAATGTTGGATATGATCCACCTGAATGAGTAATTAACTCACCCGAATCATATCTTCCATTTAAGGCATAATTAATAACACTTGTTATTGTAGTTGCACCTGCAAGGGCTTCCCCAACAAAAACAACTTGTGTAGGTGTTACCCAATTGTTATAATATCCTGAATACATAATAGCCTGAAGAATATTATAATAATACAATGTATCTGGACTTAAGGCCGTAGGTGGAGTAAATGCAGTTGTATAACGTGCATAAGGAGTATACCTAAACTCATCATAATATCCACCATCAGCACTAAATCCCAAGCCTGTTTCAATACCTAAGTAAAATAATCCAGTTACATTATAAATAGAAAGAGAAGATGTTACTGCAATATCCTGAACTCCATCTACATAAATTTTATATGTAAGTCCACTCCAGACAATGGCAATGTGATACCAATTATCTTTAAGTAATGTTGCAGTTCCAGTATTACCATTTGCAATATCTTGTGAATTACCAGCAGAAGACATAAATATCTCTAAATGGTTAAATGAGTTTCTTGTCAATTGTAATGAACGCAATGATTCACCATATACAACAGGATAATTATTTCCACTTGTTTGTGTTGGTCTGTAATAAAATTCTATTACCCAGGGATGAGAACTCCATAAATAAGGTAATGTAGTATTCCAAACCGGTCCGGCTACTGGATATATATAAGGAGTATATGCAGATGCAGTTCCATATTTAGATTGAGCAGTAGAAATAACAGCATAATCAGTTGTTCCTGTCCACACATTTCCGTAAGTATCCGTGAAAGTTGTTGCCCCATTTGTACCATCAAAATTTGCAAGAACAGCAGCATTTTGGCCAGCTCCCGTTGGAGCAACAACTGAATATGATGGTTTATAAGGAGTGCTTCCAAGTGTAATTGCTCCAGTACCTGAATCTCTACTTGCATAAAGGTAATTGTTTGCATAAGCCTGAACTGCTGGCCATGCAGTATCTGCAACAATTGCCCCAACATAATCTGATCTTCCAGTTACTTCAAATCCAGCTGCAAAAGACACATACACAGGAGTTGTTGTTGCTGCAAGGGCAGGTAATAAACCAGTCCCAGTTGATATGAAATTAGGATGTCCATTTGCATCAACTGCTGAATTTAATACAGTTTGTCTTGTACTATTTAAGGAAGCTGAATTTTCACCAGCAGGTCCTGTTGGCCCCTGTGGTCCTTGTGGACCAGTTACGGAATCACCTTTATCTCCTTTAGGGCCAGCAGGACCTGATGCTACCCATATAACCCAAGGAGTTAATGCTGAACCTGAGCCACTTGTATTTGTTACATTAACAACAAGTATGCCTGTCGTATAATTATAACTTGTAATTGTACCAAGCATATAATCACTAACATCAGTTGCATAAGTAATTTCAACAACCATTCCGGTAATGAAGGATAGACCGGCTTCAACAGTTAATGTTTTTGTACCTGTACCTATTGTCAGCATTGATGTTGAACTTCCATAAATGTTTCCAAGGTAAGGTAGGTTAATCCAGTGACTTAAACCATCACCAATTTTAAGTCGGTTAGCATCATACTCAAAACCTGGTTCACCTTGTAATAAAACTGGATTGTATCGTGTCCAGTTACTTGCAGTATCTCTTCTTAATTGATACTGATTAAATAAGGTATCTCCATTTACAACTGTTGAGATGAATAACATCAAGAATATAAATAGCCCACAAATAAGTTTTTTCAAAGTGTACCCCCTAAACCAAATTTTTCTCCTTCCTTAATCATTTCTTTCAACTCCTCAAATGAATTTTTGTTATAAGATTTATGTGGGCACTTAAAATTTTCAGCTGCCTTTAAACATTCTTCTTCAGCCTCATCCTGCGTATCTCCTAATCCAACTACTTTAACAATTGTTGAACCATTTTTCTTAAATGGAATATGCTGAAATATACCTTCAACTTTACAAGCTGTTCTCAATTTAACACTAAGCCAATCCTTAGGATCAAACTCAAATGGAGTAGGTTCATCTGCACAATCAGCAGAATCAACACTTAATTCAGCTCCAAATTTTGTGCGAAATTCAGGTTCAACAACTTCCCCATGAGCAATTCCTTGGACAATTTTAGGAAAGTTTTTATATTCTGATGTAATAACCCCAGCAGGTGGATTACCAAATCTTGAACATATATCACTGAAGTGAGGAACTTTATTCTTTCCTTGTCTAAATTCAGTTGATATTGCCCCATCAACTTCACAACCTAAATAAACTGGAGCCATAGCTTCATGTATTGTCTTAAGTGGTTTAATAATTTCATTCATATTAACTACTCGACATAAGTAAGAATCACCTTTATGTTCCCAGCCATATAAGCCCATTTTAAAAGGAATACCCTTACAAATAAAAACATCATCTCCCGGCTCACTTCCCT